ATGCAGGACATCGCGACGCAACTCGCAGCCTTGGACGACATGACGACCGGCGAACTGGCCGACCTCTACCGGGAACTGCACGGCCAGCCCTGCCGCACCCGCCACCGGGCCTACCTCGTCCGGAAGAACGCCTGGCGCATCCAGGCCAACGCCGAAGGCGACCTCTCCGAGCGGGCAATGAGGCGAGCCGTCGAACTGGCTGACGACGCCGACGTGCGGGTGATGGCACCTAAGACCATGATCTGCCCACCACAGGCCGGCGAATCCGCGACGGTGACCCGCCCAGTCTCAAGAGGCCCTGCCAGGCCGACTGACCCGCGCATCCCGCCACCCGGCACCGCACTCGTTCGCGAGTACAAGGGGCGCACGATCCGGGCCGTCGTCCTCGAGGACGGTCAAGGTTTTGAGTGCAACGGTGAGCGCTTCCGCACGCTCAGCGCGCTGACGAAGAAGATCACCGGCAGCCACATGAATGGGTTCCGGTTCTTCAGACTGGGGGCGCAGCGATGAGTCGAGACCAGAAGCAGAAGCCCGCAAAGTCGAAGGTACGCTGCGCCATCTACACACGTAAGTCCAGCGAAGAAGGGCTCGACCAGGACTTCAACTCGCTCGACGCCCAGCGCGAGGCGGCCGAGGCCTACATCGCCAGCCAGAAGGCCGAGGGTTGGGCGGCGCTGCCCGACCGGTACGACGACGGCGGCTTCACCGGCGGCAACATGGAGCGCCCGGCGCTGGACCGGCTGCTGCGGGACATCGACGCCGGCAAGGTCGACTGCGTGGTGGTCTACAAGGTCGACCGTCTGAGCCGGTCCCTGATGGACTTCTCCCGGATCGTGGAGACCTTCGAGAAGCACAACGTCTCGTTCGTCTCGGTGACCCAGCAGTTCAACACGACCCACTCGATGGGACGCCTGACGCTGAATATCCTGCTGAGCTTCGCCCAGTTCGAGCGGGAGATCATCGGCGAGCGTATCCGCGACAAACTCGCCGCTCAGGCCCGTAAGGGCAAGTGGACGGGTGGCGCACCTGTGCTGGGCTACGACGTGGATCGGTCGGGGCCAAGCCCACGACTGGTCATCAACGCGAGGGAGGCGGCGTGTGTGCGCGAAATCTTCCGCATGTACATGCAGGAGGCAGCTCTGCTCCCCGTGGTCAAGGAGTTGGCCCGCCGCAACTGGCTCAACAAGCTGCGCACGACCAAGAAGGGAAAGCAGGTTGGGGGACGCCCTTTCGACAAGGCGACGCTCTACGTCCTGCTGACCAACCCGATCTATACGGGACAGATGCCCTATAAAGATGAACTGCATCCAGGCGAGCACGAGCCGATCATCGACCGCGAGTTGTTCGATAAGGTTCAGCACCAGCTCAAGGAGAACGGCCGGACCGGTGGCGCTGAGGTCCGCAACAAGTACGGTGCGCTGCTTCGCGGCCTGCTACGGTGCAAGGGCTGCGGATCGGCTATGACCCACACGTTCCACCGCGGCAAGGGTCGCCATGTCTACCGCTACTACCGCTGCACCAGTGAGATCAAGAACGGCCGAGATACATGCTCTGCCGATACATTGCCGGCCTTGGAGATCGAGGCCCTCGTCGTCGACGAGGTTCGCCGCTTGGCCCACGACGAGGCGTTGCTCGCCCAGGTGTTGACCGACGCCCGTGCGGCGATCCAAGGCGAACTGGGGGCCGCCCAGCGCGATCTCGACGACCAGAGGCGCGAACGAGACCGCAACGGCCGCGAACTACATCAACTCGCCACGAGCGGGCAAACGAACGCGGAGGTGACCACACGGATCGCCGACCTGCACGCCCGCCTGACCGAGGCGGACCGACACTTACCCGAACTTGAGGCTCGCGTTGCGGAGCTTGAGGGCCAGACCGTTACCCAGGCGGGCGCTCGGGCTGCCTTCGCCGACTTTGACAAGCTCTGGAAGAGCCTGATCCCCCGCGAGCAGGCACGGCTGATGAAGCTGCTGATCGCCTCGGTCGACTATGACGGCGATGTCGGCACCATCTCGGTCACCTTCCGCCCGACGAGCATCCGGTCGCTGATCGACCGGAGACTGGAGGAAGCGGCATGACAACCGTCACGCGACAGATCCACTTCGCCCGCAAGACGCGCCGCAAGGTCATCAAGCCCGGCCCGCCACCCGAGCCGCCGACTCCCAACGGCCGAACCCCGCGCGTGTCGAAGCTGATGGCTCTGGCGATCCGCTTCGACCAGATGCTCGCCGATGGTCAAGTCGCCAGCATGTCCGAACTCGCTCGCCTCGCCCACGTCACGCAGCCACGCATGACCCAAATCATGAACTTGCTGCATCTCTCGCCAGACATACAGGAGGAACTTCTCAACTTGCCGCCAGTGAAGGCCGGCGAGGATCCGATCACGGAGCGTGACCTGCGGTCGATCACGCGGATCAAGGATTGGCGAACTCAAAGGCATGGTTGGTTACACGCGAAGAACGATCGCCTGCGCCAAACCAGTGACACCAACTGACAGATTCTCACACCTGCTCGCCCTCGGTTGTCCGAATCTGATCGTAAACATCCCTGAGCAAATGCTGGCTCACCGCCTCGCGGAACCGTTCTTCGTTCATGTAGCGGGCCGTGATCTCTTCATTCTGGTCCATACGATCGATGAATAATCCCTCCAGTGCTTTGCGAAAGACGTAGCCGAAGTTCTCCATCGTGTTCGCCAGTGCCGCCTGCCGCAGGCCGCTGTCCGCCACGGCATCTTCGCGGATCGATTCGAAGAAGAGCTGGTCGCCGGGCTTGAACTCGGTGCCGAACCGCTCGTTCAGGATGTCGATCAGCCGCGACAACTCGATGTCGTCCGGATGGGCCGCTTTAGTTCCCACGGATGTCGGTCCATCGACCGGCTCGTTCTTGCCCGCCTCAAGATCAATCGAGCCTTCGCCGATCTTCTGCAGCCGGTAGTATTTGAGCGATACGTCATCATCGAAGTGGTACACCGGCCCGCTGTCGCCCTTGGGCAGCTTCGTCAGCAGGAACCGGATGTACGAGTACAGCTTCTCCAGGTCGGTATCCTTAAACGGGATAACCTGCGACAGGAACGAGTACAGGTTCCGAAAAGCCGTCAGCGTCTTGCGGAACTCCTCTCGCTCCTCTTCATCAAGCTCGGTGAACCGCCCGACGGCGGGGTCGATACAAGCATTCATCCGGGCATGGTCCGTCGGCGTCTGGTTCCGCCTGGGCTTGTAGAAGACCCGGCAGAACTCCTCGACCTCGGCCTTGTGGTAAACCTGTTGGGCGTCGAGCTTCGCCTGCAACTCGTAGAGTTGCTTCGGATCGGCCTGTTCACCAACCAGCGTCTGCTCGTAGTACGGCTGGAAGGCGGCAAGAATCTCTTCGGGCTCATTCACAAAGTCCAAGACGAACGTGTCCTCCTTGCCCGGGTGCGTGCGGTTTAGGCGCGACAGCGTCTGCACCGCTTGAATGCCCGCCAGCCGCTTGTCCACGTACATCGTGTGCAGCAGCGGCTGATCGAAGCCCGTCTGGTACTTCTCGGCCACCAGCAGTACCTGGTATTCCTCGGTGGCGAACCGCTCGGGCAACTCCTTCTGGCCGATGTGCTTGCCCCGGGCGTCGACGTTCATCCCCGACTCGGTGTACTCGACCCCTGGCGCATCCGGGTCAATCACTGTGCCGGAGAAGGCCACCAGCGTCTTGATCTCCTTGTAGCCTTTCTCCTTGATGTACTTATCGAACGCCTGCTTGTACTTGACCGCATGCAGACGACTCGATGTGACCACCATCGCTTTGGCCTTGCCGCCGATCTTGTGCAGCGTAAAATGGCGGAAGTGCTCGACCATCACTTCGGTCTTCTGGGCGATGTTGTGCGGGTGCAGACTCATGAATCGGGCCAGCGCCCGGGCGGCTTTCCGCTTGTCGACCTTCGGATCGTCCTCGATAGACTTGATCAGCCGGTAGTAGGTCTTATAGGTCGTGTAATTCTTAAGCACGTCCAGGATAAAGCCTTCGTCGATGGCCTGTCGCATGCTGTAGAGGTGGAAAGGCAGAGGTTTGCCGTCTGACCCTGGCTGGCCGAAGACCTCCAGCGTCTTGTACTTGGGCGTGGCCGTGAAAGCGAAGAAGCTGATGTTCGGCTGCTTGCCTCGCTTGGCCATCGCCTTGAGAATCTCTTCCTCGTAATCGGGCAGGCCTTCCGCCTCGGCCTTGGCTTTCGCCTCCTCCTTGATCGCCGCGCCTGCCAGCACGCCCTTGAGTTCGGTCGCCGTCTCGCCGCCCTGGGAACTATGCGCCTCGTCGACGATAACCGCGTACCGCTTCTTCGGCAGGTCGCCGATCTTCTCGGTCACGAACGGGAACTTCTGCAGCGTCGTGATAATGATCGGCGTCCCGGCACCCAGCGCCTCGGCCAGTTGCGTTGAGTTGATCTCGATCTTCTCCACGACACCTTGCTTGTGCTCGAACTGGTAGATCGTGTTCTGAAGCTGCTGGTCCAGCACGACCCGGTCGGTCACGACGATCACGGAGTCGAACACCTTCTCGTCCTGCTCGTCGTACAGGCTGCTCAGCCGGTGCGCCAGCCAGGCGATGGAGTTGCTTTTCCCGCTACCCGCGGAGTGCTGCACGAGGTAGTTGTTCCCGACACCGCGCTCGCGTGCGTCCGCCACCATCTCCCGCACGCAGTCGAGCTGGTGGTAGCGGGGGAAGATCATCGTCTGCTTCTTGACCTTCTTGTCACCGAGCTTCTTCTCCTCGATCTGCAGGTGGATGAATCGCGCCAGGATGTCCAGGAAGCTGTGCCGCTCCAGCACCTCTTCCCACAGGTAGGCCGTCTTGTATCCTTTAGGGTTGTCCGGGTTCCCGCCGCCGCCACCGCAGCCCTTGTTCAACGGCAGGAAGTACGTCTTGCTGCCCGACAACCGCGTGGTCATGTAGACCTCGTCGGTGTCCACGGCGAAATGCACCAGCGCCCGATGCTTGAACTGGAAGATCAGGTCGCCCGGGTCGCGGTCGTTCTTGTACTGCGTTACCGCGTGCCGCCAGGTCTGGGCGGTCATCGGGTTCTTCAGTTCCGCCGTCGCCACCGGGATGCCGTTGATCGCTAACGTCACGTCCAGCGTGTTGTTGTGCTTGGGCGAGTACTTCAGTTGCCGTGTGATCGTCAGCCGGTTGGCCTCGTACCGCTTCTTCGTCTCCGGGTTCATCCCGCTGACCGGGGCGAAGTAAGCCACGTGAAACAGCTTGCCGAAGCACTTGAACCCGTGCCGCAGTACCGACAAACAGCCCTCGCGCTCAGAGTCCAGCGCCCGGCATAGATCATCGAGCAGCGTCTCCTCAGCTTTGTCCTTCTGGATGCCCTCCAGGTACGCCCACTCATCCGGCTGCGTCGCCTTGATGAACGCCAGCACGTCGGTCGGGAAGATCGCTCGGTGCGGATCGAAGCCGTCTCGGTCGCCCTTGACGTACCCGCCCACCGTCGTCAGGTGGTGCTCGATGGCGGCTTCGAAGGCCTTCTCTTGGTGATCAACCGGCATGTTTTGCCTCCTTCGGGCCAGACGTTGAGGCTGTGTACGCCTGGTCAGGGCGGTTCGGCTTGTCTGGATACCGCAGGCGAAGCTCACCTTCGTCAACCATGGGCTTGAGGAAACGGCCACGAAGCGCTGCCGGGCTGCGGTTCATCAACTCGCCCAGATGCGTTGCTGTCAGATATCGGCCTCGACATAGATCGGTAATCACGCGCCGGGTTTCAGCCGGCGCAAGTCGGTCCGACATCTGCGCCGGGAGCGCAATCTCTCGGAGATGCTTCAGATCGGCCTCGCCCATGTGTTCGAGCATCTGTGACGAGTCCCAAACCGCCTTGTGTGTGGAGTCGGCCTTGTGTGTGGAGCCTCCGCCCTTATGTGTGGAGTCGCCGTCCGAACGTGCGGACCCGACCACATCCCGTACAGGGCGTGCTGGGAGCCGATAACTTGCCCACCGTTTCTGCCCATCCTGGCTCAAAAACCCCCTCTGAACGAGCTTCTGCAGCATCTTGGTCAGGTCCGCCGAATGCTGGCTTGTGATCTCCCGCATTCGGGCGTTGGAGACCTGCCCCTCCACAGCAGCCGTCACCACTGCCTGGACCTCGTCCTCCGACAGTTTCTCGAACTTCGCCCCAAACCGCTGCCGCAGTTCCGCCAACGTATCCTCCGGCATCAGGCTGACCATCGGCATGATCAGCCGCACCCGCGAGGGCTGGACCTGCTCCTGAATGCTCGGCCACCGCCAGTGCTGCGACCGCCAGCCCTGCCGAATCTTATCGATCCCCGATCCCGCCTTCTCCGCAGCCCCGATCAACAGGAACATGGTCTGGAGCGCCTTGTTCCGGCATTCGCTCACGCCGCCCTTGAGTAGTTGATCCAACGACACCAGCAACGTACCGGGATTCGAAACCTCGAACCGATCCCGGTACTTCTCCACCACTACGCCACCTTCGCCGCGATAGTCCGCGTGGATCAATCCGTTCACCAGCGCTTCACGGATCGCCTCGTGAACCACCGTCTCGCCGCGACGGAATAGACCCTCGTCTAACTGGAACGGCAGCTTCAAATCCGCCGACAAACGCTGAATCACCCGCTGGTAGAACTGGAACAGGTTCGCCTCCCATGTACCGTCTACCGTCAGCCGATCCGTCCATCGCACCGCCGGGTCGTCCGACAGCCGTTCCCGGTAATCCACCTGATAGCCGGGAACGGCCTCGGCCGCCCGGATGGCGTCGGCCTTGCCAAACATCAGCAGCCCGGCGAGCGTCAGCCCCTCGCGCTCATCACGACGGTCCAGCCGCCAGCCGCCCAGTTTCGTCAGAAACCCCTTCACATCCTCGCTCAGCCACGGGTGGTCCGGCGTTCGCGCCGAGAACCGCTGGCGGTACTGCTGCACGCTCGCCTCGTCCAGGTCATCCAACCCGAACCCGTCGAGGATCGCCGAATCCGCCGGCTCGTCCGCACGATCCGCCAGCATCCGTCCGACCTCCTGCTCCGAGCAGTGATAGTCGCCCTCGTAGTTGCGGCGATATGTCCCGGTCAACGGGTTCTGCCCGACATACACAGGCCGCTGCCGCCGATCGGCACGCGGAACCCGAATCATAAGGACCGCCTTGCCTTCTATCGTATGTTCCGCCACGTCCGCATCGGTCAGCAGGTTCGCGCTCACCTTGCCACGGTTGTTGGCCACGTCCCAGAACTGCTTACGCATCGCGGCGGCATCGCCCAGCCCGGACACGCGACCGTCGTCCCCCACCCCCAGCACGATGACGCCGCCATCCGTGTTCGCCATTGCGCTGTAGGTCTCCCACATGCTGCCCGGCAAGCCACCCTTGGCCGACTTGTACTCCAGGTCATGATCTTCAGGCAAACCGATTTGCTGATGCCAGGTGGGAACCCCTCGATGTCGCGCCATCACGCCGCCTCCCCTCGAACGTCGATCTTACCGGTCACCGCAGCGGATATGAGGGCGATTCGATGTTCACGAAGCATGGCGGCGCTTTCATCAACTCGCATTATCAAGTCATCGATCTTCCGCATCTGCTGGTGAAGGCGCGCGCATACTTCCAGTTGCTCCTGCTCATCTGGAATGAAAACGCTGATGTTCTTCCAGAGGTCCGTACGGAGGCACTTCGTTCCGTGGGCGGATTCGTCGACGTGGGACAGCACCAAGCTGCTGATTCCCTCAAGAAGAAACGCCAAGTAGTCCGCAACAACGCCCCGTTCCGGCCGTAATGCCTTCATGTCTTGATTGATCGTGACGGGCGCAGTCGTTAGACCGACCGGGAAGGTATGAGCCAGTATCATCCCGCGCACGACAATCAACACCACGGGAGGTTCCAGTAAGCGGAGTCCGGTATCACTAACCGCCTCTTCGGAGACATGATCTTCCGAGTCGTTGATGCAACGCTTCTTCATGTCCTTTGGAGACACCCAAGGGATTGTGCCGCGCCAGTACGCCTCGTTGGACTTGCTTGGTGTGCATCCGCCACTCATGGATGCGACGTATCCCAGCTTTCGGTGATACCAAGAAGCTGGGACATCCCCCAGCCATTCGATGCCGGAGTCTTTCATGGGGGCGTTGGGGTCGAGGCCCTTGGTGACGGCGTGGCTGATCAGGGCGGAGCGCTTCTCCTGGAGCAGCTCAATCTGCCGCCGCTTCTTCTCGATCAACGTGTCGATCCGCGCCGTCTCCCGATCCAGAAACGCCGCGATGGCTTTCTGCTCGTCGAGCGGTGGAAGGGTAATGCCGATATTACCCACCTCAGGCGAGTTGATGGCGGGGTAGCTGACGCCGGTCGAACGGGAAACGACCGTTTCCACGAAGAACGGCGACCGCAAGGCGTAGGACAGATAACCCGGATCGAGCGAGCGAGGTCGAACGACAGCGAAGCCGGTGGAGACGATGAGGCTGCCATCCGCGCCCTGAATCGGCGCGATGGCACGGAGGTAGGTGCGAACAGTGGAGACAATCGTGTCACCGTCGCGGACGATACGCCTCGCTCGGGACGGCGCATCCTGAAAACGGTATGTTTCCGTTGCTACGATGCCTTTCGACGCATCGACGCTCCCTATATCAACGTAGGTGAACTCGTAGTCTGGGTCGGTTGTCTCCGCCAGCGCTTCATCGTTGATGGTGGCTGTGTATTTAAGGCGGCGCACCTCCCAGTGCTCGGGAACATCACCGACCCAGTCCATCCCCGACGGCTTGTACGCCGGGTAGATCGCTCGCTTGCCTGTCTGGACGGATGGACCAGTCACGGCTTACCCCCTGTGCCCGGCCCACGCTTGCGGCCTTTCTTTTTGCCCTTGGCCTGCTTCTTCTTCGGCGTTTTCTTCTTCCGCTGCTGCTCAAGGGCCTGGGCGGAGGTGCGCAGGTCTTCGACGTATCGGGATTCGGCCTGGGCTTCGGCTTCGAGGCGGCGGCGCTCGGCGAAGGCGTCGTACTGCTCGTGCGCCCAATCCAGGGCATCATCGTGGCTGATCGAGCCGGCGCCTGGGAGGACGGGCAGTTCGGTGTCGTGCAGGAACTTGTCAAGAAACGCCTGCCAGTCGTGCATGTGGATGTTCTGGCGGCGCTGGGCGCGGAACTCGGCCTGGTCGAGGAACATGACGGTGATGCGGTTGAGGGTGTCGATCTCCCGGGCGTCGAGGTAGTTCTTGGCGGTGCCCACGTCGCGTTTGATGACGCGGCCGCCTTTCCAGGCGGTCAGGCCCATATTGGGCAGCGTGCTGTCGGCCCGGCGGCGGATGATCTCGGCGGCGGTGTGGCCGGTGGCCGCGAAGTGCATCTTGTTCTGCATGGTGGCGAAGAAGCGCTGGGTTTCCTGTTCGCCTTCGCGGTAATCGACGGCCAGGGCGAGGATTTCGCGGATGCGCTGGTAGACGCGGGCCTCGCTGGCGCGAATCTCGCGGATGCGGGCGAGCAGCTCGTCGAAGTAGTCGGTGACGCTGTCGGTGCCCTTGAGGCGGTCATCGTTGAGCGTGAAGCCCTTGACGAGGTACTCGCGGAGGCGGGCGGTGGCCCATTGACGGAAACGCGTAGCGACCGGCGATTTCACGCGGTAGCCGACGGCGATGATCACGTCGAGGTTGTAATGCTCGATGGGCCGACGGACGGTGCGCGAGCCTTCCTGACGAACTGTCAAATATTTTTTGACAGTTGCCTCCGGGGCCAGCTCGCCTTCCTCGTAAATGCTTTTGATATGGTAGCTTATGTTCTGCTTGCTGGTCTGGTACAGCTCGGCCAGCAGGTTCTGCGTCAGCCAGACGGTCTCGCCTTCGAGCAGGACGCGGATCTGGTCGCTGCCCTGCCGGGGCTGGTAGAGGACGATCTCACCTTGGGGGCGGATGGGGCCGGGGTCTTCGGTCATTCGGTCACCTCCGCGAGCATGTCGGCGATCTCGCCTTCGATCTTCTTGAGGTCGGATTCGATCTCGTCGAGCGGCCGGGGCGGGGTGTACTGGTAGAAGTATCGGTTGAAGTTGATCTCGTAGCCGATCTTCGTCTTCGATTCATCGACCCAGGCATCGGGCATGTGCGGCAGAACCTCGCGCCGCATGTACTCGTCTATGTCTTCCTTGAGTGGGACGTTCTCGTAGTCGCGCAGCTCGGGATCGGGTTCGGCCCCCGGATGTTTGCCCTTGGCGTCGGTGCAGACTTCGGCCGTCTCGTCGCGCTCGGCCAAGGCCATGAGGATCGCCTTGAACAGCGCGGCGTGCACCTTCAGGTCGGCCTTCTTGAACGCGGCTTTCATCTGATTCGAGAAGGCTTCGCGGTCCTTGACCACGCCGCTGCCTTGACTTCCGGGGGCGGCGAGCGTACGCAGGGCGGCGAGGATGGCTTCCTGCTGCTTACGACCAGCTTCGATCTCGGCCTGGGCGGCCTTGGTGTCCTTGCGCTTGCGGCTGGTGGCGAGCTTGGTGAACGGCGTGGCCTCCTGGAGGCGTGCGAGGCGTTCATCATTCACGGCGAAGTTCAGCCGGAGCGGACGCTCGACGGTGATGCGCTGGTAGCCAAAGTCGGTGTTGTCGAAGATGCGGACGTGGTCGTCGTCAGAGAGTTGCCCGTAGAGGCGGGTGATGTCGTCGCGCTGGTCGTCGCAGACCTCGTTCCGCTTGTTACCGAGGCTCTTGCGCATCTTCTTGAAGAAGCTGGTGCCGTCGACCAGTTGAATCTTGCCCTTGCGGCCGGGCTCCTTGCGGTTGGTGACGATCCACAGGTAGGTGTAGATGCCGGTGTTGTAGAAGAGCTGGTCGGGCAAGGCGACGATGGCCTCGAGCCAGTCGTTCTCGATGATCCAGCGGCGGATTTCGCTTTCGCCTGAGCCCGCGCCGCCTGTGAACAGGGGCGAACCGTTGAAGACGATGGCCAGGCGGGTGACGCCGTCGCCTTCCGGGGGCGGGGCCTTCATCTTGCTGATCATGTGCTGGAGGAACAGCAGCGAGCCGTCGTTGATGCGAGGCAGCCCGGCACCGAAGCGGCCGCCGAAGCCCTGGCTCTCGTGCTCTCGCTTGATGGCATCCTGTTCCGGCTTCCACTCCACGCCGAAGGGCGGATTGGCGAGCATGTAGTCGAACTTGTGGCGGGGAAAGCGGTCGTCGGTGAAGCTGTCGCCGTAGGCGATGTGGTCGATGTTCTGGCCCTTGATCATCATGTCCGAGCCGCAGATGGCGTTGGCCTGGGCGTTGTAGTCCTGGCCGAATACCTCGAGCTGGGCGTCGGGGTTCAGCTCGCGGACGTAGTCTTCGGCGACGGAGAGCATGCCGCCGGTGCCGCAGGCGGGGTCGTAGAGCGTCTTGACGATGCCCTTGGTGGTCAGCACGTCGCTGTCGGGCATGAACAGCAGGTTGACCATGAGGCGGATGACCTCGCGCGGCGTGAAGTGGTCGCCCGCTTCCTCGTTCGATGCCTCGTTGAATCGCCGGATCAGCTCTTCGAAGACGTAGCCCATCTCGATGTTCGAGACACGGTCCGGGTGAAGGTCGATCTGGCAGAAGCGTGAGACGATCAGGTAGAGGCGGTCGGCCTTGTCCAGGCGGGCGATGTGCTCTTCGAAGCCGAACCGCTCAATGATCTCGCGGGCGCGGGTGGAGAAGCCCTTGATGTAGTTGGTGAGGTTGGCGGCGATGTTGTTCGGGTCGCCCTTGAGCTTCTCGAACGTGTAGCGGCTGGTGTTGTAAAAAGGGACGCCGGTGACGCGACAGAGGATCGGCTCGACGTTCTTGACCTTGCCGCCTTCGAGCTTCTTCATGCGGTCGAGGACTTCGTCCTTGGTCGGCTCAAGCACGCAGTCCAAGCGGCGCAGGACGGTCAGCGGGAGCATGACGTCCTTGTACTGGTTGGGTCGGTACGGGCCGCGCAGCAGGTCCGCCACAGACCAAATGAAGCTGACTTTTTCGCCGAAGTTGTTCACTGCCTCGCGCCTTTCTCGGGGTGCCGCTTGAGCCACTCGTCGATGGCCCCCTTGTGGAACCGCCACCGCTTGCCGATCTTCTGCCCGGGGAGCTTATCCTCAACGGCCAGCTTGTAGAGCGTCGATTTGGAGATCTTCAGGTACTCCGCCAGCTCGTCCATGGTCATGATCTCGTGACGTTTAGTCGCCATGGCTGCTCCATGCGCTTCCGGGCCAATCCTGGTCTACGATCGCTCGTCAGTTGCTGCGGTAATTATCTGTTTTTCGCCGTTTTTCACAAGCGAGCCCCGTTTCAGCTCATCCGGGCCCCGTCACTCGTCGTCGTCCTCAAATAGGTCCTCCTCGGGGATCGTCAGGAGAACCAGCAAGGTCTGGGCAGAAGGCACGCCGAAGTAGTGTTCGGAAACCGGTGCTCGGGCTGCCCGGCCGTTGTCAAAGGTCTGGCACCACTCCCGCCCGAGCGATTGGCCATGATCGTCCATCAGGCACCCGCTGGCGAACGATTGCCATTTACGCTGGGCCTCGGCCGGCGGACTGCTACCGCGCGGACGGGGGTAGCAGCCGCCTTCGATCATCGCCTGCGAGTGGAAGCTAAAGGCGAGGCGTCCCTCCCGAATGCCGACCAGGGCGCACGGGAAGTCGGAAAGCTCCACGCTACGGCGGGCCGTGCTGGTGATCGAGGTCCTGAACTCGCTGGCCCAGACTTCGATGTCCGCGAATGACATCTCACCTTCATTGACCAGCGGCCGCAGTAATCTCGATGGCATGAGCAGTCCGGCAGCGAACGCATCTGCCTCGGTCTCGATGGTTCGGTCGCTGAGGAACTCGCCCTTGGAAGGGTGCGACTTGCCGGTACGCAGCAGGTAGGCGCGGTGGGCATCAAGGAAGTAGTGCCCCAGTTCGTGCGCGATGGAGAACCGAGTGCGCGGATGGTGATCTCCGTTTGACGATCGGTCGTACTTGGTGTTGTAGAAGAGCAAGAAGCGATTCTTCGATCGGTGGTACTCCAACTGGCCATCGAACCTATCGCGGAAATCCCCGCCCATCGCGGTGAGCAACGGCTTCTCGCTGACCGCGACCGCCAGCGGGTCGATGGGGGCGGTGTTCATGCCCAGCGTTGCCAGCACCTCGGCCGCCTGATCAATCGCCTTATCTTGGCGGTTCCTGATCTCCGCCCATTCCAGTCGTGTCTTCTTGCCCATCGTCGTGCCCATCCTCAAGCGCCTTGCGGCGTAGTTCTTCTAATAGTTCGTCGGCCTCCGCGTCAGCCTCCCCCTCGTTGCGATTAAGCTGCAGCACGTCTTCGTCGATGGACTCGCAGTCGAACTCCGGCATGTCGAACTCAGGAGTCGCCGGCGTCCAGTCAGTGAACTCGCCTGACGTCACACGCCCGACGATGTCTTCGATCTGGTCGTCGGCGAGCTTCTCATCGGGGAGCGACTCGAACTCCTTCTGCGCCTCATCGGGCGTCATCGGAGCATGGCCGGTGCGCCGGGCCAGGCCCTTCGCGATCTGTCGCCAGAACTTTTCTGATTCGGGGTTCATCGTCATCGCCTCTTTCCAGCGGACTAGTCGGCAAGCTCGTCGACCCGCTTCTTGAGGTTCTCGTGCGCCTTGTTACGTGACACGTAGATACTGCCAATCGTGCTGCCATGGAGTTCCGCCAATCGCTGAGCGTCCGCCGTGCCGTCCGCAGCCAAGTCTGCCTTTACAATGGCCTTTTGCAGTGGTGGCAGCATCTCGATGGCCTTGAGGACGAGATCCCATTTAGGGTCGCCGTCGCCAAAGACCTGCGTCTCGTCGCCGTCGTCTTCGCTCGGCGCGGCGGGGTCGTAGTGGTCGTCGTACTCGAGATTCTTCGAGCGGAACGTGTGCTCCCGGCGCAACACGCTTTGGGCCGCTCTCTGGGTGATGCGGATGCACCAGGAGGAAAGCTGGCCTTTGCTCTCGTCGTACCGGTCGGCGAAGCGCCAGATGGCGTGGATCGCCAAGTTGAGCGCCTCGTCTCTTTCGGCCTGCTGCAGGACTTGGCCGTAATGCTTGGTGAGGTAGGCTTTCATGCGTCCACCGTAGCGCTGCAGAAACAGGCGCAGACCTTCCTGGTCGCCCATGGCCATTGTCAGGGCGATGTCCGCATCAGTCACCGTGGCTTCACCGTCTGCCATCGCGTTCACCTTCTGCTGCCGTATTGACTACGCAACCCCCTTAACTGGTGAATCGAAGAATATTTCTGCTGCCCCCGGTTAAGGCGGCGAGCACCGCGCGCGTAATCCCAACGAGGCCGGGCCGTTCCCGATTCCTCAAGTCAAGCAATCCGCTGCCAGTGTATCCGCACAAGTGCCGGATGGCTAGCGGGTTAGCGTGTCGCGACCCCTCCGCACCGCGCCACGATCCAACTGCGGAGCAAGGAGCCCTCAACCATGGCCAAACCGTTCGATCCCCGAAAAGCCCTCAAACAAATCGCCAACCCCTTGCTCCGCGAGTTTTTCACACGGCGCGGCGAACTCACCGATGTGCCGTGGGATGACCTGAGCGAGCACAAGATCGACGCGATCTTCGAGGCGTGGCAGGCGCTGCCGGAGCGGCAGAAGGTTGAGGTGCAGGTCATCCTCCGCGACGTCTATGAGCTGGCCGACCATCGCGGGCGGGCGGTGCTCGCCGAGGAAATCCTCTGCCGATGCCCCGAACGCGCGCAAGAGTTCGAGTCGCAGGCGAGCAAGGCGGACAACGCGATGTGGGTCTACCTACACTTGCCGGAGGCCTTCGACGAGGCGGCGATGTTTGCCCGCGCCGATGCCTTGGCGGCTGGGCGGTATTGGAACCGCCGCAACAGCCTGCCGAAGAAGGCCCTGGTCGTTGACCAGCAGATGTGCAACCGTTTGGCGGAGGGGCTGACCTCGTACTACGGGCCGACGCAGATGCGGGGCCGGTACTGCCACATCGTGCATTACCAGCGCTCGGGCGGGGGCGACTATTTCTTCGCCTACCTTGATGACTATCCCGACAAGCACCTGGTCTTCGACGGCAACAGCGATCAGCCCATCGTGCGTGCGGACCGCTACGCATTCGAGAACGTCTTCGTCTACAACGAAAGCGACGGGTCGATGGAGCTGTACGCCCAAGGCGGCAAGAAACTGTGGGAGCCGCTGCAGACCGCGTTCTGCGAGGCGGTGCTGGATGAGCAGATCGATCCGGCTGATCCCATGCGGCCAGCGTACCAACTCGACCATCTGCTCGCGCCCGACTTCCCGCTGCCCACTGATCCGGCCGATCGCGTGGACGAAGCGCGTATCACGCTGCTCCGTATCGCTCCGCCCGGCTGCGGCGGATACATCGAGATCAAGGCCGACCTCAAAGGGCATCGCAACGACATCTATCGCAAGATCGAACGATGGCTCAAGGCCGGCGTCGCGGTCGAAGGGGCGCGTGTCGTCAAAGCTTCCTTCCTCCTGAAGTTCCAGGGCAACGGACACGGCCGCCAGCCGACGATGCCCTTCGATGTGACCCCCAACTCAAGCAACCTCAAGAGCAAACCCGACGAGCAGCGTGAAGTTGCCGATCGCTGCCTGAAGGTGTGGAAGGTGGTGGAAGATGACGAGCAGTGATGTGTTCCAGGTGCTGCTGAACGCGCTCGACGACGTCGGGCGCGTATTCGATTACGATGACACCTCCCGCTGGCCACCGGGCGAGTTGGAGGCTTTGAAACAACTCGGGCTGGTGCGTCAGGCCACCGGCGGACTCCACGCACCATGCCCGAACTGCCACGAAGCGCACATCGAACCTGTCACGATCCGGCAGGCCACAGATGGCACGCTGCGGTACTTCATCAGATGCCCGGAGTCGATGCGAGTCGAAGTAACCGCCGAGATGTGCATCGGGTGGCAGGCCGACGGCGACGGTCTGGCAAAGGCCATATCCGCCGCCATGGACCTGAAGTCCGTGCCGAAGCCGATGGTCCCTGGGCGGCTCTGGCGACTGGGCCGCACGCCGTGGAAAAAGGCAACGCGCGAGGTGGTGTTGGCGACCCGTCTGCACGACGCCGACGCGGCATCGGTCACAGCCCATCTCGGGCCAGGCGGACGCGCCATTGTGTTCGTGCCAAGCGAAGCGCCGGACGTACGCATCTGGCCCGGCCATGTGCCGGCGGTTGTCGCACTGTCGCGGGTCGCGACACTCACGCCGCAGGGCATCCAACTGGACGTGGCGGCAATCAGTAAGATTGTCAGCGACGCCGACGCCCTTGCCGAGACCCGTTCGGCGCTGCCCGTTGATCCTGACGTGAAGAAGCAGACGGTCCGACGGCAAGTTGCGGCACAACTGCAGTCGAAGGACTGGGACGACGCCCTGGTTGCGGCCTACAAGCAGCTTGGTTCGTACCGCAAGGCGGCGACTGCGTTGACGGAGCAGACCGGGGAATCAATCACCAAGGACAAGGTCCGTCGCGCCGTCGAGCGGCGTGGCGGCATCGCCGAGGTCATGTCCGACTCAGACTCTCCCTCGGTCGCCCGAACTGTCGCGTCGCACCGCCGCGACAGGGCAAAAAAAGTTCTCGAACGTCGATAGTCCAGCATTTTCAATCACTTAGCACATGTCAGGCGGGCCGCGTGTCCACCTTTTTCATGCGCCAGCTGCGACAGCGGGGCCCACGGTCGAGGCCGGATCGGCTCAACACCGATCAGCCCCGACCGCACCTGTGTATCCACGCGACGCGTTGTCGCGGCACAGACCTTCGATCGTGCGTGAGGGCGCTGATTCGGGAGCAAATCGACCGGCCTCGAGGTAACCATGGCCTCGAGCCACTTCATCGTTTCGGACCCGTTCACCGCGACCCTCATCCGCGTCAAGGCCAAACAGCTCTGCCGTCGCTCCGACTTCTCCAAGTCGGACTACGACGAACTGCGTCAGGGCATGCGTCTTTACCTTTTGGAGAAGGCGCACCTGTTCGATCCCGAGCGCGGCAACCTTGAGGCATTCGTCACCAACGCCATCAAGACCTGGGTGGCCATGCAGCTGCGCTACCGCACCTGCGGCAAGCGGTGCCAAGACCTTACCGCGGTGTCGCTGGAAGGCACCACCGTAGAGCACGAGGGCAACCTCACCAGCCTCGTCAGCGTGCTGCTGGCGGAGGACGGTCATCGGACCACCCAGTCCTACCCCAAGTCCGAAATCGAGCAGTTCGAGCTGCGCGAAGCGATCGCCCATGTGATGGCTCAGCTCGATCCGGACGACCGCGACCTCCTGATCAGTGTGGCTCAGAACGGTCTGAAGGCTACGGCGCGCCAGCTCGGGGTGTCGTGGCGGCAGGTGACCAACGCGCTCAATCGCATGCGTGGCATCTTCGAAAAGGCCGGCCTCGGCCCCAACTAATCGGGACGGGTGATCCTCTTCGGCATAGGTAACCAAAGAACACGACGCGTTCCCCACGAGGGCTCAGCCGGCCGAGCCGCGCGGCCCTCGTGGGGCGGCGGGAACTATCCACACGAAAGGCATCATGGAACTGACCATCGACCTCAATGTCCTCACGGCGGAACCCGCCGACACCTACCACGCCAAGGCCAGCCAGTACCTGTCCAGCCATCAATTGCTGGACTTCATGGCCTGCCCGTGGCTCTACCGCAAGAAACAGCTCGGGCTGCTGCCCGACACGGACTCGCCGGCGCTTCTGATCGGCCGCGCTGCGCACAGCCGCATCCTCGAGGGCCGCGACGCCTACGAGGCGCAGTTCGCCCTCGGCGGCCCGATCAATAAGTCCACCGGCAGGCCATTTGGCAAGGACACACAAGCCTTCCGGGGGTGGTGCAAGGCGCAGGGCAAGCCGGGCGTCCACCACGACGACCTGGCGCTGATCGAAAATATGGCCAGCGGCGTGGCGATGAACAGCGAGGCGGTGGACCTGCTGCTCTACGGCCGCTCCGAGGGCGTGGTCCGCACGGACTACTGCGGCGTGCCGAGCCAGGTCCGATTGGACTGGGTGCATCCGCACCGGGGCATCATCGATCTGAAAACCGTTTCAAATCTCGACGCGTTTCCCTACGAGGCCAAACGCTGGCGATACCACAACCAGTTGGCGTTTTATCAAGCGGTGCTCGCCGAGGTAATTGGGCAATTCGTTCCCGTCTATTTGATCGCCATCGAGAAATCCGAGCCGTATCGCGCCGGCATGTGGCGACTCGGCGACCAGACGCTGGCGTCAGCACGCCGCGAGAACGAGGCGGCGATCGAACGGCTCAAGCACGCGTGGGCGAAAGATGAGTTCCCCACCGGCTACGAAAGCATCAGGACATTGGAGATCGCATAGAGGCGCGGTGTGGCGAGTCAAGGTATGGCGAGGTCCGGCTTGGTCGGGCTGGGTGGGGCGTGGTTGGGCAAGGCATGGCATGGTCTTTTTCAAAGGAATCAAAATGATAACGACAGCGACCCCCGGAAAACAAACAGCCGTCGGGCCTGAAGCGACCAACGGCGCGGCTGGCGCCATCGAGGCGGGCATTCCCTACATCGTCGATGTATTGATCGAAGGTGTCGCTGACCTGCTGTTCCACCGGTGGAATTGTGAAGCGGTGGCGGAGAAGGCCAACGCCGCCAAGGGCAGCGCGGCCAAAAAGCGCGACGACATCGAATCGTACCTATACCGCAACGACGCGGGTGAAATCTGCCTGCCGGGCGAGTACGTGCGGCAGGCGGTCATCGGCGCGGCCAAATATCGCCAGGACCCGCGCAGCCCCCGCAAGAGCGCCACCGACCTGTTCAAGGCGGCGATTGTGTCGCTGACGCCCCTGGTGGGTCTGGGGATCGAATCACATCATTATGAACATCGGTGCCGCGTAACCGTCCAGCGCAGCGGCATCACGCGGATCCGGCCCGCGATCAAGAGCGGCTGGAGGGCGGAGATGTCGTTTCTGGTGAACCTGCCGGAATACATCGCGCCACAGATGCTGCACGAAGTGCTGACACAAGCCGGCCAATTGATCGGTGTGGGAGACTTCCGCCCGACCTACGGCCGCTTCCAGGTCCGCCGATTTGAAGTACGGCCAACGTAACACTTCTCTGCGCCCGGGCGGGCCCCTCGTTCTGAAGGGGTAGGAAGCAGTCGTGCCGCAACGGCATGGATGCCTTATCAGGTTCCCCGGATGGAAGGCGGCTCTTCTTGCTTTGGCCGCCCGGGCGCTTCTTTTAGATGTCGAGATAAGCAACAACGGACCGTGACGCGAACCCAAACAACCGAGAGGCACGACGCATGACCCTGATGAACTCACTGATCAAGTCCACCACGCCCGCGCCGCCTAAGTTGATCGTCTACGGCCAGCCCGGCGTCGGCAAGACGACCTTCGCCGCGTCGGCCGGTGCGATCTTGCTGGACTGCGAGAACGGCGCCGGCGCTGTGCCCGGCCTGACCCGGACGCCGTACCTCGAGACCTGGCCGCAGATGCGCCAGTGGCTGGTCGAACTCGCCTCCGATCCGCCGCAGGGATTCTCGGCGCTGGCCATCGACACGATCGACTGGATGGTCCAGCGGATCGTCGAGCACGTGGTGCTGGAACTGGACGGTAAAGCGCGGGGCGACATCACCAACACGCTGGGCACCGCGCACGGCGGGTACTTCAAGGCCCGAGAGATCGTTCAGAACATCGTCTACCGCGACCTGCTGCCCATGCTCAACGCCGTGGCCGGCCGGGGCGCGGCCGTCATCCTGCTGGCCCACGCGGCCAACACGAAGCTGACCACGCCCGAGGGCTTCGACCAGCGCCTCGCCTCGCCGGACATCCCGCACTGGATCGCGCCACCCTTCATCGAATGGGCCGATGGCGTGTTGTACGCCTGTGCCGAAAAGGATCGGCGCGTGCTGAAGACCCAGGGCACCAACGTGATCCTGGCCAAGAACCGCTACAGCCTGCCCCCGGAAGTGCCGTTGTCCTGGCCCGCGCTGGTAGAGGGCATGAACTTCCCCACGAGCCCGACAAAACCAACCCCGCCCAAACCTGAACCTACCCAGAACACCGAACCGCCGGCCGTCGTCGGCTTCGTCGGTCCCAACTCAACCAACCAGGAGAATTGATCCATGGCCCATCTAAACGGCTTTGACGCGACCCAGGTGGAGCCCACAACCCCGTTCGAGCCGCTGCCGGCCGGGAAGTACGTAGCCTGCATCACGGCCAGCGAGATGAAAGCCACCAAGCAGGGAGACGGCAGCTATTTGCAGCTTGAACTCACCGTGCTCGAGGGCGAGTACAAGGGCCGCAAGGTATGGGACCGGCTGTGTCTGAACCACAGTAATCCCAAGGCGGTGCAGATCGCGCGGGGTACGTTGTCGGCGCTGTGCAGAAGCATCGGCGTTCTTCAACCTCGAGATTCGGCGGAGTTACACAACGTACCGCTGATTGTCTCGGTTAAGTGCAAGAAGCGTAACGACACCCAGGAGATCGCTAACGAAATTGGTGGTTATGAATCGAAGTCCGCTGCGGTGCCGGACGCTTCCCGCCAGGCACCGGTGAACAATCAGACACCGCCCTGGAAACGCTGATTATCACCGATAAACAATCGTCGTGACTTGTTACAGCAGCGCGCGTTAAAGACTGGCTCGGCGCGGCATGGCTGGCCCAGGCGCGGTGTGGCGGGGTGTGGCATGGCCAGGCCCGGCAAGGCATGGCGCCCGCGCCGGTGGAAACACGGGCGCGGGCCATTCGGGAACCTCTACAGAGGCATCAGCATGAACAAGCCAACCGCGATCGGCCCGGCAGTCACGAATGGGGCCGCGACCGCAATCGAATCCTCTTTACCCTACCGCATCGCAGTCACTATCCGCGGCGATTCGGACCTGCTGTTCCACCGCTGGAACTGCGAGGCGGTCGCGGCCAAGGCCAAGGCGGCCAAGGGCTCGGCGGCCAAGAAGACGGACGACGTCGAGTCCTATGTGTACCGCAACGACGACGGCGAACTGTGCATCCCGGGCGAGTACCTGCGTCAGGCGATCATCGGCACCGCTAAGTTCCGCCAGGACCCTCGCTCGGCACGCAAGTCGGCCCAGGACCTGGTCAAGGCAGCTGTGATCAGCCTGACGCCGCTGGCGAGTTTGGGCGTCCGAGACTGGGACTACGAACACCGCTGCCGGGTCCAGGTGCAGCGCGCCGGTGTGACCCGCGTGCGGCCCGCGATCGCGGCCGGCTGGTCAGCCAGTTTCGTCTTCCTGGTCAATCTGCCCGAGTACGTGTCGCCGCAGATGCTCCACGGCCTGATCAGTGACGCGGGCAGGCTCGTCGGGATCGCGGACTTTCGTCCGACCTACGGGCGATTCCAACTTACATGTTTCGAGATGCTCACCGACTGAACCCGACGCTACCACTGACAACACGCCGCCCTGGAAGCGCTGATCCACTTCCTCAGCTTCAAACACCACAAAGGACCCACCCATGAGCCTGTTCGTCTCCCTATTCATCCTCTGGATCATCTGCGTGCCGGCGTGCTACCTGCTCCTACGCGAGGACCACATCGCGGCGACGCAGGGCCGATGGACGCAGATCGACCGCCTCTTCTGGCTGGGCATCTCGCTGGTCTACGGACCGGTCATGCTCATCGCTATAGTCGGTGTCGCGGTGTTCAACCGGCTCAGCGCTTCGAAGTGGGGCCAGCGCGAGGCCCGCTGGTGAGGCTCGTCCTGCCGTACCCGCCATCCGTGAACCACTACTGGCGCAGCTACCGCGGCCGGGTGGTACTGAGCGCCGAAGGCCGAGCTTACCGCGAGGATGTCTGCGACCTCCTGGCCACCGCCCCCGCAATGGGCGGCAACGGCCCGCGCAAGCCGCCCTCTGGCGGGCGGATCGCGCTGGGCATGGACGCGTTCCCGCCGGATCGGCGGAGGCGTGATACAGACACTGAACTCAACTGAACGATGAAGTTGCAACCGACCCTTACTTGCCAGTCGTGCGGAGTGGAGGCCATACGCACCGGGCCCACCCAGCGTTATTGCCGCGTCTGCTCGGAGTCGCGCGACTTCCTGCGGAAACGCCGCTGGGCGAGGCAACACGTGCCGAACGAGGAACAGCGGCGTCGGACTGGCGCGGGCCGTCGTCGCCGTACAGAGTTGGCCCGCGAGGCGGGCCGGCTCATCAACCGCCGGCACTGCCGATCGACGGATTGGAATTCCGGGGGCGCCGACAGGCCGCTTCTCTGGCGGGTGTGCGCCGCCGTGCCGTTCTCTTACGCGGCGTCGAAGAACCACATCTACGCGCTAACGCTCAAGAAAGGGCATGTGGCACTTCGCCGGGAGTCGAGGGCGTTGCGCGGCCGTATCACCGCGGCACTCCGGGCCGCGATCGGGGGTCGGCGCGTGGCGCACAACAAGGTCTGGATCGATGTGCTCGTTCAGAAGCCGAACCACAAGGGCGACGCGGTCAACGTGGTCGACCTGGTGTGCGACGCGGTGAAGGACGCGCTGCCCGTGGATGACCGCTGGTTCTGCATCCGCCGGCTGGACTGGGAGGTCTGCAAGAACGACGGCCAACTGATCGTCGGCGTCGGGCAGGAGTCCGATGCCGACAGCCAGGTGTGTTCCTATTGCGGCCTGATCAGGCCGCTGGCGGAGTTCAATGTCTCGCGGCATCAACCGCTTGGGGTGGGACGCGAGTGCAAACAATGCCGCCGGGAAGGCCGGCTACTCGCCAAGCAGAAGAACCCGCAGGACACGGGGGTGGCGGCATGACCACGGGGGTCTCACCCTCCCAATCGATCCAACTCCGCCCCTACCAGGCCGAAGCAGTTAACGCGGTGTACGAGCATCTGCGCACGCGGGACGACAATCCCTGCGTGGTGATCCCCACCGCGGGCGGAAAAACCCCCGTGATGGCCACCATCTGCCGCGACGTGGTCCAGCAGTGGGACGGCCGGATCCTCATCCTCGCGCACGTGAAGGAACTGCTCGATCAGGCGGCCGACAAGCTGCACACCATGGCGCCGGACCTCTGGAACCGGATCGGCGTCTACTCGGCGGGTTTGAAAAGCCGCGACACGGACCACCCCATCATCGTCGCCGGGATCCAGAGCGTGTACCGCCGCGCGTGCGACCTGGGCCGCTTCGACCTGATCCTCCTGGATGAATGCCACATGCTTCCGTCCGACGGCGAGGGTATGTACCGCGCGTTCCTAGCAGACGCGAAGGTGGTCAATCCGAACGTCCGCCTGATCGGCCTGACCGCCACGCCCTACCGCATGACCACGGGCACGATCTGCGGCCCGCCGCCCGATCACCTGCTCAACCACGTCTGCTACGAGGTGGGTGTGCGCGAGCTGATTGTCCAGGGCTACCTCTGCCCGCTGAAGACCAAGGCCGGCAAACGCAAGGCCGACTTCCAGAACCTGCACCTGCGAGGAGGTGAGTTTATTCCGGGGGAGGTCGAGGCCCTGATGGACGAGGACGGGCTTGTCAGCTCGGCGTGTTACGAGATCATCGAGCACACCAAGGACCGCCGCTCGGTGCTGATCTTCGCGGCGGGCGTCAAGCACGCTCAGCACGTGCAGCGCATCCTCAACGGCCTGGGCCACGAGTGCGGCTTCGTCTGCGGCGACACGCTGCCGTTCGACCGAACCGAGACGCTCGAGCGCTTCAGATCCGGGGGCCTGAAGTACCTGGTCAATGTCAACGTGCTGACCACCGGCTTCGATGCCCCCGGAATTGATTGTGTGGTGTTGCTGCGCCCCACGAACTCGCCCGGCCTCTACTACCAGGCGGTTGGTCGTGGATTCCGCCTGCACCCGTCGAAGGAAGACTGCCTCGTTCTGGACTTCGGCGGCAATATCCTGCGCCACGGGCCGGTTGATGCGCTGCAGATCAAGGACCGCGCCCAAGGTAATGGCGATGCGCCGGCGAAGGAGTGCCCGCAATGCCAGACGGTGGTCCACGCCGCGTACAGCGTCTGTCCGGAGTGCGGCTTCGAGTTCCCGCCGCCCGATCGCCAGAGGCACGAGCGCGCGCGAGGCGGCCACGGTGGGCATCCTCAGCGGCGAAGTGACGGAGACGGAGTACGAGGTACAGGACGTCTATTACTCGGCGCACACCAAGCGCGGTGCCCCGGAAGGTCATCCCCGCACACTGCGGGTGGATTACTGCGTGGCGTTGGGCGATTACCGCAGCGAGTGGGTCTGCGTCGAACACCCGTCCGGCAGCTTCGCGCGGCAGAAGGCGGATGCGTGGTGGCGGGCGCGGTCAAGTGAGCCGTGCCCGACCGATGCCGACGCGGCCGCCGAGTTGGCCACTGCCGGGGCGCTGGCTAAGAGCCGGGCGATCACCGTGCGCAGCGTGACCGGCGAGAAGTACGACCGCATCGTCGCGCACGAACTCGACGAGGTCCCGCAGGCCGTGGGCGACTTAGCGGGCGGCGAGCCGGACTACGTGCACATCCCCGACGAGGAAATCCCGTTCTGATGCTGGCCGACCACGCTGTATCCTACCTGCGGGCCGGCCTCTGCGTCCTGCCCGCCAAGCGCCTCGAGAAGCGCCCGGCTATCGGCGCGTGGAAGCAATACCAGAAGCGCGCGCCCACGGAGGCCGAGTTGTCGGCGTGGATGGCCAACCCCCGGAATCACCCCGACGCGGTCTGCATCCTGTGCGGAGCCGTCTCGGGCCACCTCGAGACCCTCGACTTCGACGCCGGCGGCGAACGGTTCGCGGCGTGGTGGGACCGCATCCCCGCCGCGTTACGCGACAGGCTCGTGGTCGAGACCACCCCTTCCGGCGGCATGCACGTGGTCTACCGATGCGCGGCGCCGGTCTGCGGCAACCTGAAGCTGGCGCAGCGCAAGGTCGGCAAAGAGGTCGAAACGCTCATCGAGACACGCGGCGAGGGCGGCCTGTTCCTGTGCGCGCCGACCCTGGGTTACATCCTCGCCCACGGCGACCTGTGCGATCTGCCCGTGCTCACCGAAGCAGAACGCGACGTCCTGCTCCAGGCGGCGTGGGAGCTGAACGAGTACATGCCGGCTGTGGTCGATGCCCCTGTCCGATCGTCAACTGCCGGGCAACTGCGCGCCGACGGGTGCGCGAGCGCCGACAGGCCGGGTGACGACTTTAACACCCGCGGCGACCCCCGGGTGGTGCTCGAACAGCACGGCTGGTCCCGCGTGGGTGGCGGCGAGAACGAATACTGGCGGCGCCCGGGCAAGGCCTCGGGTTGGTCGGCGACACTCAAAGAATGTTCCGGGGGCGGCGTGTTCTATGTGTTCAGCTCGAACGCGGCACCGTTCGAGCCCAACCGGGCCTATTCGCCGTTCTCGGTGTACGCGCTACTCAACCACGGCGGCGACTTCGAGCAGGCGGCGAGGTCGCTACGCGCGGCCGGCTACGGTAGCGACCTGCGGGGTGATGAACACCCGGGGGTGGACATCTCCGGCATCCTCGGCCAGGTCGACGGCAACGGTGCTGATCACGCCGGCGACGATGACGGTCAGCGTGACATCGCCGACCCCGGCCCGATCCCCGAATCCCTGTTCCGTGTGCCCGGCTTCGTGTCGCGGGTGATGGAGTTCACCCTGGCCAACGCGCCCTACCCGAACGTGGGCTTGGCGTTCTGCGGGGCCGTGGCGCTTCAGTCCTACCTCTGCGGCCGCAAGGTCTGCGACAGCGGTGACCTGCGCCCGAACCTCTACCTGCTGGCGCTGGCCAGCTCGGGCACGGGTAAGGACTTCCCACGAAAGGTCAACGCCCGCGTGCTCTTCGAGGTCGGACACGTCGCGGCGCTGGGCGATAAGTTCGCCTCGGGCGAGGGCATCCAGGACGCCCTGGCCCGCACCAGCGCCATGCTCTTCCAGAACGACGAGATGGACGGCGTGCTGCGGCAGATCAACCTCGACCGCGAGAACAAGCGCGAGTCGATCCCCAACGTCCTGCTGACGCTCTACACCTCCGCCGCCGACGTGTACCCCATCCGCGTCAAGGCCGGGCAGAAGGAAGCGGCGCACATCGACCAGCCGCACCTGACGCTCTTCGGCACCGCCACGCCGCAGTACTTCTACGAGTCGCTCAGCCAGCGGATGCTCACCAACGGCTTCTTCGCCCGCCTGATCATCGTGGACATCGGCAAGCGAGGCGAAGGCCAGACACCCGGAAGTGCCCGGCAACTCCCTGAACCGGTCGTGCAGGCCGCGCGCTGGTGGGCGGAGTTCCAGCCCGGATCGCGCCGTGCGAACCTGCTGGAGGTTCATCCCGAGCCCAGGGTCGTGCCCGCAACACCCGAGGCGCAGGAGGCGATCAGGGCGCTACAGCGCCAGACCGAGCGGGAGTACGACGCCGCGCACGAACGCAACGACGAGGTCGCGCGCGTCGCGTGGAGCCGCACGCTGGAGAACGCCAAGAAGCTGGCGCTGATCTACGCCTGCAGCGAGAACCACGAGGACCCGATCATCGGTCTGCCCGCGGTGGAATGGGCGCGGACGTTCGCTATGCACCAGACGCGCAGGCAGCTGTACCTGGCGGGGAGCTACATGGCCGAGAACCCGTTCCACGCCGAGTGCCTGAAACTGATGCGGAAGTTAAAAGCAGCGCCCGACCAAAGGATGGACCACAGCAGCCTCTTACAGCGCATGCACACCAAGGCAACGGATTTCCGCGAACTGATCCAGACGCTGGTGCAGCGCGGCGAGATCGAAGTGATCACAACCCCAAGGGCCGGGAGCCACAAGGTGGAGTATCACGTTCTATGAAAGCCCTTCCCACGTTTAACCCAGATTTAGCAGGTTTAGCAAATCGGCCGGGCTTGACCGCCCAAAACGCCTCCAGGCTTAGCAGGTTTGACACCAGGTTTAACACGGGCCCGCTAAACGTGGGAATCGCCCTAAGTATAGTAATAGTAATAACTCACACTCTCTCTTCTCTCACCTTTAGCACTTTAACCCCCACCCCCTCTCATATGGGGTTTTAGGCCCCCGCGCGTTCGCGCGAGGGGTGTGTTAATCGAGACCTGCTAAAGCAGCCTCTACCAACCCGAAAGGATTCACATGACCACGACCCCGTCCTGCGTCGACTGCCGCTACTTCGTACCCGAGGGGCGCCTACACAACGATCTCGATGAAGAAGAAGCCGCACGCCCCGACCGCGTGGATGGCGAATGCCGGCGCCACTGCCCGACTCTGGGCCCGATGCTCACTGATCGGCACGGCGACGAGTTCCGCCACTACGGCGAATGGCCAAAGGTCATGGGCTGCGATAGCTGCGGCGAGTTTCGACTACGCGAACGCGCAGCGCAGCACGCGCCGCAGCCAATCGAAGACGCGTCGTGCGCGTGCGCAGAGCGCGCCGCTTCGTAACAGGTCGCACACGTTGGCCCGTGTTGCGCCGGGCGCGCGCGGTCGTACACCACTACGACCAACACAGCGCGCCAACACGGGCGAACGTGGGCGATCGAGTGGGGTGCCAGTATGGCAGGATTTGAATAGGTACTTCCGTGTACCGACTGCCAGAATGGCACGGGAACGCGTCGGTTGTGGAGGAAGAGTTTGTATGGGACGCGCCGATTTTGGCGCTCCCCTGATGAGGAGCACTAAATGCATGGATGCCAAGGAGATACGGGCAGCATGGCGGCCACGGCGGCTGCCAGCGGGGCCTGTGTCGCCACTGCGGCGGGCTGTTCTATGTGACCCGCTCCGACGGCCGTGACTGCCGGCCGACGTGTCGCCAGCAGGCGTACCGGACGACGACGCCCCGCACCGCACGCCCGCCACTCAACAACACCAAAGGACGGACACAACCGCTGTCTCATCGAGCCCCGCAACATTGACGGCATCCGCTTGCTTGAGCGGAACCTGCGAATCAACGAGCCAGCGGTCGAAGCCGCCTGAGGGGCACGTTGGGTTTTGAAGGTCGCCGGGGATCGCATCGGTGGGCGTGGCATGGCATGGCGCGGCGGGGCCAGGCACGGCCGGGCTGGGTAAGGCGCGGCGCGGCATGGACAGGTCCGGCGGGGGTAACGCCCCGGCGGGCCGTTGGACCGGATCATTCAAACATGGAGGTTTGCTTATGCAGGTGAGCTTGTGGCCGATTGAGCGTGTGAAGCCGTATGAGAACAACCCCCGCGTTGTGGAGAAGGCGGTGGAGCCGGTGGCCCGATCCATCCAGGAGTTCGGCTGGCGTCAGCCGCTGGTGGTGGACGAAGAGGGCGTGCTGATCGTGGGCCACGTTCGGCTGCTGGCCGCCCGGAAGCTCGGCCTGAAGGAGGTGCCGGTCCACGTCGCCACCGGCCTTTCGCCGGAGAGGGTCCGCGCCTACAGGCTTGCCGACAACAAGACCGGCGAGCTGGCTAAGTGGGACATGGATATCCTGCCCATCGAGCTGAACGAGCTGCGTGAGGGTGGATTTGATATGGGGGTGCTGGCGTTTGATGACGAAGAACTGGCGAAGCTGATCAACGCGGCGGCGGGTGTCACGGAGGGGCTGACCGACCCTGACGAGGTGCCCGAGCCGCCCGACGACCCGATCACGCAGCGCGGGGACATCTGGGTGCTCGGCGACCACCGCCTCATGTGCGGCGACTCGTCGAAGGCCGAGGACCTGGACCGTCTGCTGGACGGCGCGAACATCGACCTGTTTGCGAGTGACCCGCCCTATAACGTCCGTGTCGAACCTCGCAGCAACAACGCGATCGCGGCGGGCAACTCCTCGTTCAAGGCGTCGGGCAAGAAGGCTGGTTCCGGGGGTGTTTCCGGGGGTGTTTCCGGGGGCGGCGGCCACCATCAGAAGATGGACCTGGCCCGCCACCCGGGCAAGGCCAAGGGCACGCACAAGCAGATGCGGGCCAAGGACCGGCCGCTCGCCAACGACTTCGTCCCCCCGGAAGTTTTCGACGAGATGCTGTTAGCTTGGTTCGGCAACGCGTCGCGCGTGCTCAAGCCCGGCGGCTCGTTCTACATCTGGGGCGGCTACGCCAACCTCGGCAACTACCCCGGCCCGCTGAAGGCGGCGGGCCTGTACTTCAGCCAGGGGATCGTCTGGGACAAACAGCACCCGGTGCTGACGCGCAAGGACTTCATGGGCGCGTTCGAGCTGTGCCAACCGCCCGACACGAAGGTCATGACACCCGCGGGAGAATCGCGACTCAGCGCACTTTGTGATGACGATGAGGTAGTGACATTCGCCAAGAGTTCCGGCGCAATCATCGGTCACCGGCGTGGTCCGAAGGTTCGGGTCGGCACGCGTCATTACGGCGGCCCGCTCTACGGCGTCACGGCTGAGGCAAAGACCACTTGGTGCACCGATGGTCACCAGTTCAGCGTCAGGCTGGCGCCTCATGTTCGCAATGTCTGGTGCGTGTATCTCATGCGGCGTGGGCGGTGGTGGCGTGTTGGCAAATCAAAGCTCCTGACCACGTGGGGGCTTGGGGTGAAGCAGCGCCTGGAGAAGGAAGGGGGTGAGGAGGCGTGGATTCTCAGCACCCATATGTCAAACACCGAGGCGGCCTGCGCGGAGCAGATCGTTTCGGCCCGCTACGGAATCCCCACGACGTATTGGACCGAAACGAAAAGTTCCAAGCGCACGCACTCGCAGATCGCTCGCATCTACGAGCGGATTGATCCGATGGCGCTGCACCGAAGCGCGCTGTGGGCGCTATCCGACTATCACCGCCGAATCGAATATCCGTTCATTGAGCGGCAAAACACCCGGCCCAAATATGGCCGTCGCGTTTCCTTCGTCACCCGTGCCTGCAACCTGCTGCCGGGCGTCATGGAATTGCCCGTTCCCACTGGGGGCCCACACTATCGGTGGACGCCGATTCGCCACGTCGATGTGCAGGATTACAGCGGGCAGGTCTACTCACTCGATGTGGCAAAGCACCACCACTATATCGCCGACGGCATGGTCACGCACAACTGCTTCTACGGCTGGAAGGAGGGCGCGGGCCACCACTTCTACGGCCCGAACAACGCGACCGACCTCTGGCACGTCAAGAAGGTGAACCCGCAGAGCATGGTCCACCTGACCGAGAAGCCGGTCGAGCTGGCGGTGCGCGCGATCCAGTACTCGTCCAAGCCCGGAGAAAACGTGCTGGACCTCTTCGGTGGCAGCGGCTCGACGCTGATCGGCTGCGAGCAGACGGACCGGCGTGCGTTCCTGATGGAGATCGACCCGGCGTATTGTGACGTTATTGTCCAGAGGTGGGAGCAGTTCACGGGGAAGAAGGCGGAGCGGACCGAGGCCGGCACACCAGGCGATGCGGCGGCCGAGCCCGTGGGTGCGGAGGCTTCCTCATGATCTTCCACCCGCGGGTCAATCAGCGAGTGCGCGTCCATTACACCCGCCGAGCGGCGGCGCACATGCCGCTGCACGGCAAGGTGGGCGTGGTGCGGGTCGTAGCTACAGGACGGGGCCCGCGTAACGTGGGCGTCGAGATCGACGGCCGTGTGTTCGTGATCCCCCGCGGCAATCTTGTGGCCGTGCCGGAGAAAACCTCGACCGGTCAGGCCGAGGTGGAAGGGATGGGCAAGTGATGGAGTCAGTATGGCGCTTCGGCCAGGTACATGAACTCGATCATGGCGTCTTCGTAGAGCGCGCCGGAGGCGGGGTAGGTGCGTCGCATGCGGACCTCGACGCAGCCGCGTTCCTTCATGAAGGCCAGCGCGACGTTGACCTGCGTGAAGGGCGCATCCATCGCCTGGGCGAGTTCCTCGAGCGTCGTGCCGCCCGCCGCGTGCTCCTCGATGGTGAATGCGACCTCGCGGAAGATGTGGCGGGTGCAGCGGTGGAGGTAACCTCTGTCCGGGGCGTCGGGGAACGAAACCTTCATCTCAAGGTGGTCGTCCACACCACGTCGAAGGTCACGACTCTATTCCGGGGGCGGTTCCGGGGGCGGGGGTGGGTTGCCATGGGTCAGACTCCTTTGAAGCGGCCGCGTTCGACTCGCTCGATCCTGCCCTGCTTCGCCAGTTCCGCGAGCCGCACCGACATCTGAAGCTTGGTGACGGCGATGCCCCAGGCATTGAGCTTTTCGGTCAGTTGATTGGCGTTGATGGCGGTCTCACTCGCGACGACGGTGCCGATGATGATCCGGGTCAATTCGCCGCGTTCCAGGTTGCGTTTTTCCATGGTTCACGCTCCTTTCTCGCGCATGGCGATGGCTCGGCGACGCGCGTACTGGACGGCGTTGCGCCAGTCGGAGAACGTTGCCAGCACGTTCGTGCCGTCCATCGTGCCCGGCGCGTGGATGTAGAACCGGTTGTCGTCGGGATTGAACGTGGCGGGGGAGCCATGCACGAGTCCCTGCTCAACCATCGGCTCACCGTTCGGGTGAGTCTTAAGTCGGTAAGGCGGGCCCATATCCTGTTGCTGCATCGGTCACGCTCCTTTCCGGGTCTGGAACCGGCCGCGCTCGGCTTTCTGGAACCGGGCGTCTTTGCCCTTCTTCTGCAGCTCGCGGAGGATCGCGCTGTAGAGTGTCGCGTGCGGCGTCTTGCCACCGCTGCGGGGCGACCAGAGGTTCTGCTTGGTGATCTTCTCGATCATCTCCTTAGTGTTCATGGGTTCCTTGGCATTGCCGAGGACCTGCACGGCCGCGTCGATGAGGCTCATGGGGCGGGGCTTGGCGCTGGTCTTCTTATCGCCGCTCGTGTGGGTCATCCACTTGCCGAGGCTGATGCCGATGGCGGACGACGTCTTGCCGGTCGCGGCCTTGACCGCCTGGCGGACCGCGTCGGCGCCGGTGTGCAGCAGCGCGGCACCATCGCTGCGGTAGCCGTCACCGTCGAGTGCCGTGGTCGCCTTGACCTTCCACACGGCGGGCGAGCCGTTGTGCTCGCGGAAGTAGAGTTCATAGATGACGCCGTTACGGCCGAAGGCGATGTGCCCGTGGCTGACCGGCAGGTCGGCGATGGCCTTGGCCAGAGCGTCGCGGTCGGCCCGCGTCTCGGCGGACACCCGGCCCTTGGCGCCTGGCGTCTTCGGCTTTGTCGAGGTGGCCATCGCCCGTTCACCCCCGGATGTGCCCCCGGATATGCCCCCGGATGTGGCGGTCATGCCGTCGCTGCTCTTGGCCCGCTCGCCCCCGGAACCGCGGACCCGTGCGTTATTCCGGGGGTCTTGATCGGCATCCGTCTGGGCCCGCAGCCCGGCAGAGCGGGCTTTGCGCTCGGCGGCGGTGAGCTTCTTCTTGATCGGCGGCTTCGCGCCGGGCTTCGCGTTGCCGGCGTCCGCGTCCGTGACGGGAGCGCTCACGCGGCCGCGCAGGCGCTGGGCGCTCTTGATGCGGATTTGCTTGTTTGTCACCAGGTTGGTGGCGTCCCATCCCCCTCGCGGGTTCACCTTGTCGATCCGCACGGGCACGACCTTGTCGCTGACCTTGGCGGTGTACGTTTCGCCGATCTTGATCTCGTCTTTCTTCACGATGGTTCTCCTTTCTGGAGGGTTAATGAACGCGAGCCGGGTTTACAGTCCCAGCTCGTCACAGAGTCGTTCGTATTCGCTGGTCCCCAGCTCATCGATCAGCATCTCGGCGAACCAGCCGCACTCGCGCTCGGCCCGTTGGCCGGCTTCGCCTTTGACGTAGCAGGGCTGGAGCTTGGCGGCGATCAGGCAGACGGCCTCGGGCGAGAGGTTTTCGCGGATGGCGTCGATCAGCAGTTCATGGGGTTTGGGGTCGTCGGGGACGGTGATCCGGACGGTGGAGCCGTCGGATCGCGTGTGCTTGTAGGTCTTGGGGCCGTTTTCGTCGTGGGTCTTGGACATGGCGTTCTCCTCTTGTGTGTGGGTAAAGATGGTTCAGTCCGCGAAGCGTTGAAGCTCGCGCAGGTAGTCGTGGATCATGCTGTTGGTGCCGCGCACCCCGTCGAGTTGCAGCTGCAGGCATTCGGCCATCGACCAGAGGTCGTCTTCGCTGTCGGCCTGGACGTGGTGGACCCGGCCGTCGGGCTGCGCGGGCGTGAGGATCGTGACGATGATGTGCTCGCTATTCCGGGGGCGGGTGATGGTGGCGTAGTGGCCGCTTCCGGCGTCGCCTTCGAGATCGATTCGGGTGGTACGCATGGTGGTTTTCCTGTCGCGCGTGGCGGTGCGTGGTTACTTCTTGGTCCGGCTCTTTTTGCCTGCTTCGAACCCGGCGGCGTAGGCGTCCAGCAGCGCTTGCTTGATGCTCCAGACCGCCTGCTCCTTGAAGTCGAGGCTGTCCATCTTGCGCTCTTCGAGCGTCTCGAGGTCGAGCACCTCCCGGGCGATCCGGTCGGCGGTGGCGAGGGCGTGCTTGGTGGCGGTCATGGTTTGTGCTCCGTGTCAGGCGTTGTTCTGGAACTCGCTGAAAAGGATGAAGTCGCGGCGCTGCCAGCGTTCGATGCCGTACTGCGTCGTGACCTCGTACTCGGTCCAGCCGCCGGTGTCGGGATCGAAGGCGAAGCCGATGAGGATGTGGCCGGGTTCGCCGTCCTGCGTGTTCAGGACGCGCGTGCCGCCGGGCAGCGGTTGGGCGGGATCGGTCGGTTGCGTGGTGGGTCGCATGGCTCGGGTCCTTTCGTAGTTGGGGTTCAGTCCTTGGCGAGGCGGTCGCGCGTCCAGTCCTCCAAGCCGTGCCGCTTGGCGAGCCGGGCGACGCGCTGGCCCAGGGCGTCGAGTCGGCGTTTCCGCGCCGCGGCCCAGCCGGTTTGGCCCGCGATCAGGGCGTCGGCGTATCGCCCGGCCAGGGCGTCGTGCTGCTTTAGGAGGGTTCGAATCCGTGTCTTGGCGTTGGTCATGCCTATCTCCTTGTGAATGCTGGTCTTGCACGCACATTAAGCCAGCATTCCGGCCAAACATCAAGGCCATTAACCGCTTGTGGCCAAATAACTTACAGATTGCCCTAAGCTGGCACGGGGGCTAGAGATATGACCGCCGAATCCTTAAAAATCACGGCCCTGACGCCCGCCCAGGCCGCCCAGGTCCTCGCCACCGCCTACAAGCGGCGGATCGACGAGGCCCAGGTCCGCCGGGTGGCCGAGGAAGGCCAGTTGCTGCGCGCCGACGGCACGTTCAGCCTGATCGAATACGTGGCCTTCCTGGCCCAAGAGGTAACGAATGCCCCCGCCCCCGGATAACACCCCGCCCCCGGGTAACACCCCGCCCCCGCCCCCGGGTAAAGCTCCCGCCGCGATCAACCCGCGCCGGCTGCGCCCCGCCGACCTGTTACGCCTGGTCAACGCCACCGACATCGCCCAGGCCGGCGATTCCGGGGCTTCCGGCGGTGTGCTGACCGAGTTCCAGCTGCGCCGCCACCGCAATCGGGCGGGGTACACCATCGGCGATGCGCGCACGGTGGACCTGTTCCGCTACGCGGCCTGGCTGACGCTCGAGTACTTTAAGCCGAAGTCTCGGAATGAACCGCTCACCTACGCCGAGCAGAAAGCCCGCCAGGCGGAGCGCAACGCCGAGGCGGTCCGCGCCGCCCAGGACATCGGCGAGATCCCCGCCGTCACCGACCCCGAACGCAAGGCGCGGTGCGGCAACGTGCCCGGGGGCTTCCGCGCGTTTTGCGAGACCTACTTCGCCGAGGTGTTCTACTTCGACTGGTCGCCGGACCATCTGCGTGTGATCGACAAGATCGAGAAGGCGGTGCGCACTGGCGGCCTCTTCGCCATGGCCATGCCTCGAGGATCGGGCAAGACCGTGATGTGTCAGACGGCGGTGCTGTGGTCGGCGCTGATCGGCGCGACGCCTTTTGTGTGCCTGATCGCCGCCAGCGCGGAGCGGGCCCGGGACCTACTCGAGAACATCAAGGTCTGGCTCGAGACCAACCCGCTCTTGGCGGAAGACTTCCCCGAGGTGACGTACCCGATCAAGTGCCTGGAGCGCATTACTAACCGGCAGAAGGGCCAGAAGTACCGGGGCGAGCCCACGCGGATCGACTGGTCCTCGGACCGCATCGTCCTACCGACGATTGCCGGGTCGAAGGCTTCCGGGGTGGTGATCTCCAGTTCGGGCATGAAGGGCAGCGACATCCGCGGGCAGAACTACGCCCGCGCCGACGGGCAGGTGGTGCGCCCGCAGTTGGTGCTGGTCGACGACCCGCAGACGACCGAGTCGGCGTGGTCGCCCTCGCAATCCCAGCGGCGCGAGGCGATCCTGGCCGGCGACGTATTAGGCATGGCCGGACCGGGCAGGAAGATCGCGGGGCTGATGGCCTGCACGGTGATCCGCCCCGGCGACATGGCGGACAACATCCTCGACCGCGACAAACACCCCGAGTGGCAGGGCGAACGGACCAAGATGGTCTACGCCTTCCCGTCTGATGAGAAACGCTGGGCCAGATATGCCGAACTGCGCGCCGACTCGCTGCGCAACGACGGCGACGGGTCGGAGGCGACCGCGTTCTACCGCGCCAACCGTGAGGCGATGGACGCCGGCGCTATCGTGGCCTGGCCGCAGCGCTTCAACGAGGACGAGCTGTCCGCCGTCCAGCACGCGATGAACCTCAAGCTGCGCGACGAGGCCGCGTTCTTCGCCGAGTACCAGAACGAGCCCATCGTCGAGGCCGTCGGCGAGGAGATGCTCACCCCGGAACAGATCGCGGCCAAAACCAACGGCTACCCCCGGAACGGGGTTCCGTTGGGCTGTAACTACCTGACCATGTTCATCGACGTGCAGCAGCGGGTGCTGTTCTGGATGCTCTGCGCTTGGGAGGAGAACTTCACGGGCTACATCGTCGACTACGGCGCCTGGCCCGAGCAGCGCCGGTCGTACTACACCCTCAACGACCTCACCGCCACGCTCGGCCGGGCTATTCCGGGGGCGGGGGTGGAAGGGCAGATCTACGGCGGGCTTGAAAAACTCACCGCCGAACGCCTGGGCCGGGTCTACCGCCGCGAGGACGGCGCGGAGCTGCGGGTCGACCGCTGCCTGATCGACGCCAACTGGGGCCAGAGCACGGACGTGGTCTACCAGTTCTGCCGGCAGAGCACGCACGCAGGTCTATTGCTGCCCAGCCACGGCAAGTACGTCGGCGCTTCGAGCGTACCGTTTAGCGAGTACCGGCGCAAGCGCGGCGACCGCGTCGGCCTGCACTGGCGCATTCCGAGCACCATCGGCAAACGACAAGTGCGGCACGTGCTGGTCGACACCAACTACTGGAAGACCTTCGCGCACGCGCGCCTGGCGGTGGCGATGGGCGACCCGGGGTGCCTGTCGCTGTTCGGACACGACGATAAAACGCACCGGATGCTGGCCGACCACCTGACCGCCGAGTACCGGGTCAAGGCGACAGCGCAGGGCCGCACCGTCGACGAGTGGAAGCTCCGCCCCACCCGGCCGGACAACCACTGGCTGGACTGCCTGGTGGGCTGCGCCGTGGCGGCGTCGATCCAGGGCGCATCGCTGCCGGGCGTCGAACTGCGTGCGACGGTGGCCCGGCCGCGTGTGCGACTATCTGAGCTACAAGGGAGCAGGCGGTAGATGGATTCAACCACGCGCAACCCATCACCCGGCCCTAAGCGGGGTCCGGGGGCTGGTTCGGGGGCTGGGGTCCGGGGGGCTGGGGTCCGGGGGCTGGCGTGCCCCCGTTGCGGCTGCGCCCACTTCCGCGTGCTCTATACCCGCGGCGCGTTGGGCGGGCGCCTGCTGCGCCGCCGCGAATGCCGCCACTGCGGGCGGCGCATCACGACGTATGAACAGGCCGCCGTGATCGCACGGTAGCCCGCGTCCGCGCTGTCGGGTTCTATATGCGGAACATTCATCGTAATCCTGATCGGTTTTTCGGGGTCAGGCGGCGCACCGCGTCCGGCACGGCATAGGTAACCAATGGCGGGACACCCTTGCCGGGACGCGTACATGGGCGATGAACTCGACAACACCATCAAGACCAACGCCGAGGGCCCGGCCAAGGCCAGCGGCGACTCGGTTTCGGTCGAGCAGCACAAGCTCACCGAGCAGATCGCCGTCGATAAGTACCTGGAGTCCAAGAAAGCCAGCCGGTCGAAGGGACTCGGCATCAAGCTGGCGAAGATTTCGCCGGGAGGGACCGTTTGATGTGGCCGTTCCGCAGGAGGTCAGGGAAGACCACCCCCGGCAAGCGGTCCCTTCCGGTGACGTTGCGGGCCCGTTACGACGCGGCGCAGACCACCGCCGACAACGCCCGGCACTGGGCAATGGCCGATGCCCTGTCGGCCGACGCCGCGGCCGCGCCGGGTGTCCGCAAGAAGCTGCGCGAACGTGCCCGCTATGAGGTGGCCAACAACAGCTACGCCAAGGGCATCGTGCTGACACTCGCCAACGACTGCATCGGCACCGGCCCGCGCCTGCAACTGCTCAGCGACGACGCCGAGACGAACAACCGTGTCGAGAAGGCGTTTGCCCAGTGGGCCAGGGCGGTCAACCTGGCCGGGAAGCTGCGGGCCATGCGGATGGCCAAGGCGACCGACGGCGAGGTGTTCGCTGTGCTCACCGATAACCCGCATCTTGACTCGCCCGTCCAGCTCGACGTGCAGTTAGTCGAGGCCGACCGCGTGGCGTTCCCCTGGTTCGCGGGCGCGCCGCTACATCCAGATGTCAGCGTACTTCCCGGGGTCGACGGCGTGATCCTTGATCGCTTCGGCAACCCGCTAACCTACACCGTCCTGCGTCAGCACCCGGGCGACCCCCCCGGAAGTTCCCCCGGAAGTTCCCCCGGAAGGTGGACAGGCGGAGACTACGACGAGGTGCCCGCTGACGCCGTGATCCACTGGTTCCGCGCGGACCGGCCGGGCCAGCACCGGGGTGTCCCCGAGATCACGCCGGCGCTGCCGCTCTTCGCCCAGTTGCGCCGCTACACGCTGGCGGTGATCGCCGCCGCCGAAACCGCCGCGGACTTCGCGGCCGTGCTCTTCACCGACGCCCCGGCCAACGGTGAAGCGCAAGCGCTTGAGCCCATGGACGTGGTGGAACTCGAGAAACGCATGGCCACGGTGCTGCCCGACGGTTGGCGGCTCGGGCAGATCGAGGCGCAGCAGCCGGCGACCGGGTACGCGGAGTTCAAGCACGAGATCCTCAACGAGATCGCACGGTGCCTGAACCTGCCGTTCAACGTCGCCGCCGGCAACAGCGCCGGCTACAACTACGCCTCCGGCCGGCTGGACCACCAGACCTACTTTAAGTCCATCCGCGTCGAGCAGGCGCACCTCGCCGAGACGGTGCTCGACCCCATACTGACCGCCTGGCTCGATGAGGCGGTGCTGATCAACGAGTTCGCGTCGCTGCGCAACGCGGGCAGACCGGCACATCAGTGGTTCTTCGATGGCACGGAGCACGTCGACCCGGCCAAGGAGGCCAACGCCCAGGCGACGCGGTTAGCCAGCAACACCACCACGCTCGCCGCCGAGTTCGCCCGGCAGGGCAAGGACTGGGAAGTTGAATTGCGCCAGCGTGCCAAGGAGCAGACGCTGATGAAAGAGTTGGGCTTGTCAATGGCGCCCGCGCAGGACCCAACCGCACCCACCGAAGATGAAGTCGAAGAGGAGACCGACACGGATGCCCTCCCAAGCGCACCAAACAACCAATGACGCACCGCTCGAGTACCTGACCTTCGTCTGCCCGCTGACCTTCGAGGCGGCCCGTGACGAGCAGAAGCAGGCGCCGACCTTCCGCATGGTCGCGTACACCGGCGGGGTCATGCGGGTCAGCGGCTTCCCGCACCCGGTGGTGGTCGACCTCGAAGGCCTGGCCATCGATCGGCAGGACATCCCGGTGCGTCTGGACCACAACCCCCGCCAAGGCGTCGGGCACACGCAGCGCGTGGCCGTTGAGAACGGGTCCGTGATCGCCGAGGGCGTAATCAGCCGCGACACGGCCTGGGCCCGCGACGTAGCCAAGAGCGCCGCCAACGGCTTCCCCTGGCAGGCGAGCATCGGCGCCGCGGTCGTGGACGCCGAGTTCGTGCCCAACGGCCACCGCGTCACCGTCAACGGCCGGACGTTCGACGGCCCGCTGCATGTGGTCCGCAAGGCCGTGCTCAAAGAGATCTCGTTCGTCGATAGCGGCGCCGACGCCCACACGAGCGCCCGCGTCGCCGCCCAACGCAACCCCGACAATCACACCCCCTCGCAGGAGCAGCTTTCCATGCCTACCGACCAAGTCCCCAGCAGCGATACCAGCAGCAACGCAACCGCCACCACGGATCCGGCGGGTTCCACCGATCAGCCCGGTACCACGGGCAACGCCGCGCAGGATGCGCCCGCCCAGTCGCCCGCAGGCGACAACGGCCAGGCGACGGGCAACAAGGGGTCGGTCACACCCGGCGCACCCGCAATGGGCAAGCCCGACGGTTCGCCGGCGCCGGGCGCCACGCAGCGGAACCAAGCGCCGGCGTCGTTACACGCCGCCGATACGACAAACACATCCAGGGGCGCGTCCACGCGCGAGGTCGACGTCGACCCTATGTTGCAGATGCGCCAGCGTGTGGCGGCTGAATCGCGGCGCATCGAGGCCGTCCGCAAGATCTGCAACGGCAAGTACCCATCGATCGAAGCCCAGGCCATCGAATCGGGCTGGGACGCCACCCGCACCGAGCTGGAGGTGCTGCGCGCCTCGCGGCCCAAGGCCCCGATGGTCCAGACGCACAGTTCGAATGATGGACCCGCCCCCGGAGGCAATGGGCACGTACTCGAAGCCGCGTGCATGCTCACCGCCAAGCTCGGCGATGTCGAGAAGCTCTATGATGAGCGCACGCTCGACGCCGCCAGCAAGCGCTACCGTGGCGGCATCGGGCTGCAGGAGCTGCTGCTGGAGGCGGCGTGGGCCAACGGCTACACCGGCCGGAACTTCCGCGACCCCCGGAACGTGCTGCGCCACGCCTTCGGCACGCCGGGCGCCGGGTATCCGGGGGCGGGACTTCCGGGGGCGGGGGCGGGAGTAGAAGCCGCGTTCTCGACGGTCGATGTCGGTGGCATCCTGTCCAACGTCGCCAACAAGTTCCTGCTCGAGGGCTTCTTCAGCGTCGAGCGGACCTGGCGGAACATCACCGCCATCCGCAACGTCAGCGACTTCAAGACCGTTACCAGCTACCGCCTGATCGGTAAGGACCAGTACGAGCAGGTCGCCCCGGGCGGCGAACTCAAGCACGGCACGCTGGGCGAGGAGCAGTACTCGAACAAGGCCGACACGTACGGGCTGCTCTTGTCGATCGACCGGCGCGACATCATCAACGACGACCTGGGCGCGATCACGACCGTGCCCCGCAAGCTCGGGCGTGGCAGCGGCCTGAAGATCAACGACGTGTTCTGGACCACGTTCCTCAACAATGCCGCGTTCTTCAATTCCGGGGACAAGAACTTCATCAGCGGCGCGGGCACGGCCCTGTCGATCGACGGGCTGACCTCGGGCGAGACGGCCTTCATGGACCAGGTCGATTCCGACGGCAAGCCGATCGGGATCATGCCTGCGGTGTTGCTGGTGCCCACGGCGCTCAGTGCCATCGCCACCACGCTCTGGAAGTCGCTGGAGATCCGCGACGCCAGCACTTCCGGGGGGAAGTACCCGGTCGCCAACCCGCACCAGGGCAAGTTCCGCGTCGAGGTCAGCCGCTACCTCTCTAACAGCACCTATGCCGGGGGCAGTGCCAAGGCGTGGTACCTGCTGGCCGACCCCAACGACCTGCCGGTGATCGAAACCGCGTTCTTGAACGGTCAGGAGTCACCCACCATCGAGACCACCGAGGCGGACTTCAACGTGCTGGGCGTGCAGATGCGCGGCTACCACGACTTCGGCGTCGCCCTGCAGGACCCGCGCAGCGGCGTCAAGGCCAAGGGCGAGGCGTGATCCACCGGTCAAGCAGTCAACCATTGAACTACACCCATGAGGAGCGATGATCGATGCCCAAAGCAATCTTTATCCATGACGGCAACACGATCGACCACACCCCCGCCCCCGGAAGCGACCTGGCGGCCGGCGACGTGGTGGTCCAAGGCGACCTGATCGGCGTCGCCCGCACCCCGATCGCCGCCAACGCGCTCGGTTCGCTGGCCGTCGCCGGCGTGTTCGACCTGCCCAAGACGGTCGGCGTCGGCGCGGCGATCGGCGCGGGCCTGAAGGTCTACTGGGACGAGGCCGAGCAAGTGGCCAAGACCGACGCCGAGGCCGGGGCCAACAAGCTCCTGGGCAAGACGGTCCGTCAAGCCGACGATGAAGACGCGACCGTCCACGTGCGGTTGGAACAGTGAAGGAGCAATGCTGAAGTATGAAGGAGGAATGCTGAAGTAAAGAAGCGCTTAGCGTTCAAACTTCAGCGCTCATACCTCATACCTCATACCTCAGCTCTCACCCACTTGGGAGTGTCGGTCTTGCCCCCCGGAAATGATCTTCTCCGCCAGGGCTCGCAGTGGCTGGAGCAGATGCGCACGGCGTACTGTTCGAGCCCCGTCATCTACCGCCGGGCCGGTCAGCCCGACGCGCAGGTCAACGCGACGTTCGGCAAGACCGACTACGAGGCCGCCGACGAGTCGGGCTTTACGACGGGCGGGCACGTCTGGGACTTTTTGATCCTGGCCGACGAACTATGGCTCGCGTTCGGCGAGCCGGAAGCGGGTGACACGATCGTGGCCGAGGGCAGGCGGCATGAGGTGCTGGCGCTGGGCAATGACGTGAAGGGGTGGCGGTGGAGCGATCCGTACCGGCGGACCTACCGCATCCACACCAAGGACATCGGACCCCCGGACCCCCCGGAACCCCCGGACCCCCCGGAATAGACACATGAGCAGTGACAGCCAACAGAGCGACCCGATCCGGCGCCAGTTCGAGGCGATCCACGAGAAGCTCGATCGGCTTGACGTGGCCATTCGGGGGAACGGCAAGCCCGGCATCCTGATCCGCCTGGACCGGCTCGAGCAGGATGCCAAGCGTCAGAGCCGGTTGATCTGGCTGATCGTCGGCGCGGTCGTCACCGCGCTGGCGTCGGGGATCGCCAACTGGATCGCGGGCTAGCGACCCATTCAATCACACAACACATGGAGGCAAACATGAAGGATACGAGACGTAAACACGGGTTGTGGAACAGCTGCGCCATCGCCGGCGTGGTAGCGATGATCATCGCCCTGCTGCCCAGCGCCCAGGCCCAGACGGTGACGGTCACCGGCGAAGTCAAAGGGCATGCGGATGTAAGCGCGCTGGTCGAGCGTCTCGACGACCTGCAATCACAGATCGACGACCTCCGTGAGGCGATCGGAGTCGCCTCGGATGAATCGCCCGCCCCGCCCCCGGAATCCCCGGAACCCGCCCCGGAACCCCCGGACTCCGACCCCGCAGCCTCGAACACCGGCAAGATCGGTATGAACGCGGGCTTCGTCTGGCGATCCAACTTCACCCATCCCGACCAGCCGGGCGCCCCCGCCCCCACCCCCGCCCCCGGAATTGGCGTTGGCGACTACTACGACCTGCTCCGGCCGGTCTGCTCGGTCTACCGGCCGATGAATTGGAACAGGATCAACGACTTTCGGCCCGAGGTCGATTCAATCGAAGATCCGCACCTGTACGAGGGCAAGACGTGGCGCGACGCGCTGGCCGCGCAGGTCGGGGTGTGCAACGCCGTCGGCGCATCCGGGGGCACATCCGGGGGCGTATCCGGGGGCGCGGGGTTTTATTTCAACGTCCCGGTGCGAGCGACGCCGGGGTTCGTGCGCGAGGCGGTCGCGTTCATCCGCACCAACCTGCACGCCCCGGGAAAGATATACATCGCCTACGCCAACGAGGTGTGGTTGCCGGGCCGCTTCCCGTATGACCATCTTAAGGACGTCTCGGGTGTCGATCCGGGGGCGGGTGACAACGCCTTCTTCGACCTGTGGGCGGAGAAGCTCGACATGACGTTCACCGCCGCGCGCGAGGCGGACCCCAAGTGCATCCGCGTCGTCGAGACCAAGACGGCGCGCGACGGCACGTGGTTCACCGAGCAGATCGTCAAACGCTTGACGCTCCGGGGGTCGGATTACGACGCCGTGGCGGGAACGCTGTACTTCTCGCCGAAGTGGCCAAGCGGCTATTGGGAAACGATGAGCGTGGCTGACGCGTTCGGCGAGGCCCAAAAGGAGTGGACAGACGACGACCGTAAGTGGCAGGAGGCGAATATCCGGTGGGCAAAGGACCGGGGCAAGCTGGCGATCGCTTACGAGGCAGGCCAGCACTTCCACGACATCAGCATGCGTCCCGCTTTAGTCAAGACGCTGGAGCGATGCCAGACCGACCCGCGCATGGGCGATCTCTACAAGACCGTCTACGGCCACGCCCTGGACGCCGGCATCGACCTGATTATCGACTTCGACTGGATCGATTGGTCGAACCGGCACGGTTACTGGGGCAAGGCCCCGACGCTCGAGGAGCTGCCCGGATCGATCAAATACCGAGCCGTGAATGAGATCGCAGTGAGCTATTGATCGACAGGGAGGCATGGATGTCGCTGGCCTTGGACATCGCGGACGCCGTGGCGGCGGAACTCAATGCCGCGCCATCGGGCACATTCGATCTCACCTTCACAGCCGAGCGGCGCGTGCTGCCGGTGTTCGACCTGGCGGAGATGGCCGAGCTGCACGTCAGCGTGGTGCCCCGCGCCGTCGAGATCGCCGGCGCGACCCGATCGATGAGCCAGTACGACGTGCAGATCGACATCGGCGTGCAGCAAAAGCTGGCATCCGGCGATGATCTTGATCAGCGGGTGCCTGTGTTGTGCGAGCTGGTTGATCAGATCGTCACCTACCTGATGCGCCGTGTTTTGCAGGCTATTCCGGGGGCCGTTTGGGTGCGGGCAGCGAACGAGCCCATCTACGCGCCCGAGCACCTGGCGCAGCTGCGCCAGTTCACCAGTGTCCTGACACTCACCTACCGGATCACGAGGTAAACGATGAGCGCCAACCACAGCCAGGTCGTCCGAACGGTCCTGGGTTCCGTCAAATCCGTGGCGTTGAACCAGGCGGACGACCCTGTCACCGTGGTCGCGGCCGTGCCCGGCAAACGCATCTGCGTGCTGGGTGTTTACGGCACGGTTCCCACGACGATCACCGTGACGTTCTACTCCGGCCCGCCGGCCAACGGCAAGCCGTTGAGCGGGGCCATCATCGTGAGCAGCTCGATGCCGCTGAAACTGCAGCCGACGGGCCACCCGGACGTCCCCTGGATGGCCACGGACGTGGGTGAGGCGCTGGTGTTGGACCCGACGATATCCAACGTGCTCAAGGGTGTGCTGATCTTCTGCGAGGCGGACGCATGAGCCCCGGACATATCCCCGGAGCCCCACGACCCAAACAGTTCGGCTTCGAGATCACCAAGCTGTTCTTCGATAAGAAAGCGGTGACGAACAAGGTCGACGCCGGCACGCGTCGGGTGCTGTCGAGGTTCGGCGCGTTCGTCCGCCGCACCGCGCGCAGCAGCATCCGCCCCCGGAAGCGGATCAGCAACCCCGGCGAACCGCCCAGCAGCCACATCGGCCTGCTGAAGAAGTTCATCTTCTTCGGCTACGACCCCGGTCCCCGGAGTGTTGTCATTGGGCCGGTGCGGCTCAGCCAGAACGGACGCGGCGAAGCGCCCGCCCTGCTGGAACACGGAGGCACGGGAAAAGTCGGCAAGCAACGCGCCAAGTACAAGCCCCGCCCGTTCATGGGCCCAGCCTTCCAGAAAGAACTACCCCAATTGCCCGCCATGTGGCGGAATAGTGTGCGCTAAGGAGACCTATCAATGTCACAAGAATTCCTGTTGGGCATGAACGCCAAGATCTACCAGGGGCCGACGGGCACCGCGCTCGCCACCCTGACCGAGATGGACAACGTCAAGGACGTGACATTGAACCTCGAAGCGGGTGAGGCGGACGTGACCACCCGCGCCAACCAGGGCTGGCGGGCCACCGCGCCGACCCTGCGCGAATGCACGGTCGAGTTCGAGATGCTCTGGAAGCCCGGCGACGCCGGCTTCGACGCCATCAAGACCGCGTTCCTGACCTCGGCCACGCTCCGCCTGGCCGTACTCACCGGCGACAGCACCGCGTCGGGCACCGAAGGCCCGATGGGCGACTTCAGCATCACCAACTTCAGCCGCAACGAGCCGCTCGAGGAAGGTGTGACCGTCAGCGTCACCGCCAAACTTGCGGTGTTCGATTCGTGGGTGGAAGTGGCGTGATAGCCGTTAGCCATTAGCCATTAGCCAGATCCGATCCCCAATCCCCAACCCCGAACCCCCAATCACTATGAAAACCTTCACCGACGCCGCCGGCCGCACCTGGTCGTTGACACTCAACCTCGGCACCGCGATGGCCGTCAAAGCCAAGCTGGGTGTGGACCTGCTCCAACCCGAAGCGGGCGACCCGCCCTTGCTGACACGGCTCGGCACGGATGAGATGTTGCTGGGTGAGGTGCTCTGCGCCATGCTCGAAGGGCAGTTCGAGACGCACAAGGTCACCGACGCCGACGTGCGGAACAGTTTTGACGGGCAGACATTGCTGGCGGCGCAGAAGGCGTTCTATGAGGAACTCATTGATTTTTTCCGGGGGCGCGGCCGCAACGACCGGGCCAAGGCGGTCGCCAAGCAGATGGCCATGATCGACGCGGCGGTCACCGCGATCGAGACGAAACTCGATCAGATCAGTGTGGAGCAGATGATCGCTGGCGCGATGTCTGGCGCATCGCAGGATCACTCGGACTTGGGCCCAGCGGACTTGGACGGCTGACACTGCGCCAACTGCTGTGGATGGCGGAGGGCTTAGGCAGAGAGCGTTGGGCCCACACTTCGCTGATCTGTGCCCTGATCGCCAATAGCAACCGCGACCCGAAGAAGCACCGGCCGTTCAAGCCGTCGGATTTCGACCCTTACGCACGCACCGATCGACGATCACGGAAGGTCGCCGAGAAAGAGTCGCTACAGGTTCTTAGAGAGGCCCTCGAAGCCCGCCCCCGGAAGTAGCCCGGAAGTAACCCCGGAAATAACCCCGCAACCCCTAACTGAAAGGCAACTGGCATGGACGTCTCCGCCATCCTCGAATCGTTGAGCGACCTCTTCAACTCCGCCTTCGGCTTCGCCGTCATCTGGGCGGCGCTGGTCGGGCTGTTCTTCTGGCTGTCGAGCAAGTTCAACCCCTTCCAGGAGAAGTGGAAAGAGTGGGAAGGCTCGATCATCACCGGCATTCGTCTGGCAGAGAAGGAGATTCCCGACGACACGCCCAACGCGGGGCTGGCCAAGCTCGACGCGGCACTACGCTTCGTGATTCGAGCCTATGCGGACGCCAACAACGGCAAGCAGCCGCCCGCGAAGGTCATCGAGCAGATCAAGCAAGGCATCCAGATCAAGCACGCCGACCTCGACCGCTTCGGCGGGCTGTCCAGCAAGTCCTGACCCCCGGAATTCGATCTCTCTCAACCCCCACGAAAGAGGACCGCACATGAAGACCGCTCAAACCCTACTGATCTTGATCATGCTGCTGGCGACTGTCTCCGCCGCCGGCTGCGCCGCCACCCCGGAAGATCGGTGGTATCAGCAGCGCGAAGCGCTGAACACCGCCAACCGCATCTACCTGGCCCACGTGCCGAGGATGAGCGACGAGCAGATCCTCCACTACGGCGAACTGCTGCAGACCGCCCGGGCCCAACTGGATGAAGCTCATACCCACCTGCCGGAGGGCGGGTCATCATTCGATACCACGCTCGACCTCGTCGAGTCGATCCTGATCCGCATCACCACGCAGGCGGATGCCGACATCGCGGACACAGCGAATTAAGCAGTACCAGCCACCAGCCACAGGAACCCCTCCATGACCGCCCCTGAAATCCTCGCCCTGATCCAGTCCGCCCGCGCCCTGCTCGACCTGGGCCTGTCCCAGTACCGGCTCGCGGAGCAGGCCGGCCGGCTCACCGACCAGCAGAAGGCCGCCATCCTCGCCGCGGCGCAGCTCACCGACGGCCAGGTCGACAACGCCGTTGAAGCCGCGCGGCAGCGCCTCGCCAATGCGCCAACATCGAGTTCCAGAACCTCCGGGGGCTGACCCATGGCATCCACACGGGGCATCCGAGCCGGGCGCGCCTTCGTCGAGCTGTTCGCCGACGACAGCCGGCTCGTGCGCGGCCTGCGCCGGGCCGAGAAAAAGCTCAAGGCATTCGGCGCCTCGGTGCGTAACCTGGGCCTGAAGGTCACGGCCCTGGGCGCGGCGGCGGCCGCGCCTTTTGTGCTTAGCGCCCGGACCTTCGCCGGCTTCGAGCAGCAGATGGCAAGGGTGCGGGCGTTGACCGGGGCCTCGGAAAAGGACTTTCAGCGCCTAAGCGACGCGGCGAAGAGGCTCGGCGAGACCACCGTCTTCTCCGCGTCGCAGGCGGCCGAGGCCATGAGCTTCTTCGCCCTGGCCGGGTTCGGGGTCGACCAGATCCTGGGCGCGATCGGCCCGGCGCTGGACCTGGCCGCCGCCGGGCAGATCGAGATCGCCCAGGCCGCCGACATCGCCGCCAAGATCATGGCCGGCATGGGCCTAAGCGCCGGGGAACTGGGCCGGGCGGTGGACGTGCTCACCAAGGCGATGACCACGGCGAACACGGACCTGGGCCAGCTCGGCGACGCGATGAAGTTCGTCGGGCCCGTGGCCAAGAGCGCCGGGCGCGGCCTGGAAGAGATTGTCGCGGCGATCCAGCTCCTATCCAACGCCGGCATCCAGGGCGAGATGGCCGGCACGACCCTGCGCGGCGTGTTGTTGACGCTGACCAGCCCGAGCAAGGAGGCCGCCGACGAGTTGGCTCGCCTGGGCGTGCGGGTGCTGGACGCCCAAGGCGACGTGCGCAGTCTGGCCGACATCATCGATGATGTGAATCGGGGCCTGGCGGGCCTGGGCGGCGGCGAGCGGCTCGGGGCGATCGGCCGCATCTTCGACGCCCGCCAGGCGGCGGGCTTCGCCGAGCTGCTGGCCCAGGGCGGCGACCGTCTCCGCGAGTTCACCGCCGCGCTGGGCGACTCCCAGGGCGTGGCGCAGAAGATCGCCGACATCCAGTTGGACACGCTGACCGGTGACGTGACCATCCTCCGCAGCGCCCTGGAGGGCCTGCGGATCGCTATCGGCGAGGCGCTGGTCGAATCCTTGCGTAAGACCACGCGGATCATCACGCGCGCGGTGGGAGGGATCGCCCAATGGGCGCGGCAGAACCAGCAGGTCGTGGTCAGCGCCGCCAAGATCGTCGCGCTCGTGCTGGCCGGCGGCGCGGCGCTGGTTGTGCTGGGCACGTTGATCTCTGGGTTAGGCGCGGTCTTGGGCGGGCTGGCGACGATCCTCGCCACGGCGGGCGCGGCGCTGGGCGTGATGGGCACAGCACTTGGGGCGCTGCTGTCGCCCGTCGGCCTGGTGGTGGCGGCGATCGTCGCGCTGGGCACGACGTTGCTGACCATGTCGGGCGCGGCGAGCGAGGGGTTGGACTTACTGACCGATCGGATCAAGTCGCTGGCCGCGCCGGTGCTCGAGACGCTGGGCGTGATCGCCGACGCGGTCATGGCCGGCGAGATCGACGCGGCGTTCGAGGTGCTGTGGGCGTCGGTGAAGCTGATCTGGCAGAAGGGCCTGAGCACGCTGACCGGCGCGTGGCTGGACTTCAAGACCGGGTTCCTCAAGCTCGCCTCGGACGCCTTCTTCGGCATGGTCAAAATCGCCGTCAACGCCCTGGACGCCGTGCGCTCGGCCTTCACAATCGCCACGGGGTTCCTGGCCAAACAGTTCCTGAAGCTGCAGGGTCTGTTCGACGAAACGCTGGACGTGCAGGGCGCGATCGATCTGGTGGACCAGGAAACGCAAGGCAGACTGGCATCGATCGGCGAGAAGAACCTCAAATCGATCGCGGACATTGAATCCACGACCGAGGCGGCGCGGGCGTTGCTGGATTCCGAGGCCGAGGCGAACAGGGCCGAGTCGGAGGCCGAGCTGGCAAAGGCGCGGGCGGCGTTTGACAAGGCCGTCGCAGACGCTCGTGCGGCCTCGGTGGGCGGGCCCGACAGCGAAGGCTCCGGGGGTGGAGGCGTGGCGGACAGGATCAGGCAACTGATCGATTCATTGGGTTCCGCTGACAGCGGGGTCGGTCAGCAACTGCGTAACGCCGCCGCCGTGCGGGGCACGTTCAACGCCGCCGCGATCCAGGGCCTGATGACCGACGGCGGCGTCGCCGAGCGCACCGCCAAGGCCACGGAGGACACGGCGCGGAATACCAAGCGGATCGAACGCGCCATCAACGACAACGCGATCGCGTTCGCGTGAGGAAAAGCAGGAAAGCAGGAAAGCAGGAAATCCGATCCCCAACCCCCAATCCCTAACCCCTAATCCCCACCCCCATGCCCACCGTTGAGGAAAAGTTCGGCCGCGTGCTCTCCGATGACTCGGCGGAGATCACCTACGTCATCCGCGACTCCCTGACCGACGTGGATGCGCGGGCCCAACTGCTGACCGCCTCGCCGACCACCAACAACGCCCTGTTGCGCAGCGACGTGCAGGTCGAGGAACTCCACGAGGGCATCTGGCTGGGCACGGTGCGTTACGCGCCCTCGGCATCGAACCCGCCGCAGGCTGGCGAGTCCAGCTTCGCCTTCGAGACGCGCGGCGGCACGCAGCACATCACCCAGTCGCTGGCCACGGTGTCGAGTCACAAATCACCCGACCTTCCGGGGGCGGCTGCGCCCAACTTCGACGGGGCGATCGGCGTAACCGAGGACAACGTCGAGGGCGTGGACATCACCGTGCCGGTCTACACGTTCAGCGAGACGCACTTCTTCAGCCCGTCGTTCGTGGGCGCGGCGTACAAGAACACCCTGTTCGGGCTCACCGGCCGGGTGAATGATGCGCCGTTCAAGGGCCTGGCAGCGGGCGAGTGCCTGTTCCTGGGCGCGGCCGGCACCCAGCGCGGGGACAGTCCCTGGGAAATCAGCTTCGCGTTCGCCGGCTCGCCCAATGTCACCGGACTGTCCGTCGGTTCGATCGTGGGCATCGAGAAGAAGGGCTGGGAATACCTTTGGATTAGATACCAGGCCGCCGAGGACGCGACCGCCAGGATGCTGATCCGTAAGCCCATGGCCGCTTATGTCGAGCGCGTCTACCGCGAGGGCAGCTTTGGTTCTCTGGGTATTGGCACATGAATCTTAAGCACGTCCAATCCGGCCAGCCGCTGCGCATTCCGGCGGGCGATTGGAACGCGACCATCGACGCCACGCGCGCGTTCTACGAGCGCCAGACGAACGTGGCATCCAACAAGCCGGCCGGTTTGGGTGGCCAGTCAACCGGCATCGTCTACGTCAAGAACACCTCCGGTGCCGATCAGGACCGGTTCGCGGTGCTGGGCATCGACACGCCGATCATCCTGCCAGATGAATCATCCGGTGGACACGAAGAGGAATTCAAACGCCAGGTCGCGCTGTCATGCGTGGTGCCGATCGTGCCTACACATTCAGGCCGATTCGTGATTCTCACTGAACCCCTGGCCGACGGGGCCATCGGCCGTGCCTATATCGATGGTGTGTGCGTGGTTCGTCTGCGCGTGCCGAACAATCTCAACACGGGCATGCAGGCCAACATTGTTGACGGTGACAGCACCGTGCTTGAACTGAAGGCGGGCAATTCCGGGGCGCAGGTGATCTGGCGCGAGGAGGTAACCACATCGCCCGGCGAGTGCTGGGCGATCGTGCGGCTAGGTCCCGCCACCCGGGACGGCTACTGGGCACGCATCTACGGCAGCGCCGATCAGTCCGGCCACGTCTGGCACTACGGCTTCGACGAGGTCGCCTACGACGGCACGGACTGGGCAGCCGTGCCCGGGGGCCGCTACGGCGACTCGATCGACCCCAACACCCACGCGCTCAACACCGCTGAGGCGGGCAACGCACCCACAGGCGTTCAGGGCAACGGCGTCAACGTGGACAACCTCAACCCGGGATTATCCATCCAGCCCGCGCCGGACAACGTCGTGGTCTGGATGCGGGATGAACCCATTGGAGGAACCACCCCCGGAATCCCGCCTGTCCGGGCCACCTTCTTCTACCTCAACGGCGTGGACGGGACCTGCATCTGATGACCAGCACCGCGAGCAACCGCTGCTGCTGTGACTGTACCGGCATGGGCCTGCCGATCTTCACCGATTGGAAGGTCAACCGGAGCAAGTGGCTCGATGCCGAGTCCTACGCCGTGGGCGACCTGGTCTTCTTGGGCAGCCCGGCGGTCTATTACGTCTGCCACCTCGCCCACATATCCGAAGCGGGCACGAACTCGCCGCCCAACGCGACCTACTGGACGGTCGCCGATCGGGCACTCAAGTGCCTCTATATTGCAACCGCCGGCATCGGCCTGAAGGATTGCATCCCCCTGGTCGGGATCGAGGACGGCGAAGACCCGACCGCCACCGGAGCCCGCAACCGCCTGGCGCTGGCGAACGTGCAACTCAACGACAAGTGGCTGCTACGCCAGCGCAATCCCCGCGCGGACTCAAACGGTAACCAGAACACGATCCTGGCCACCTACGAAGGTGCGCTCGGCTCCGCCTGCTGGTGGCAGCACATCTGCGACTGCACCCGCGACATCTACACCGAGGTCACCACTGTCCAGACCCAGGTCGGGTTGATCACGGTGTGGACGGATTCCTACTCCTCATCCTTCATCATCCAGGTCGCCTTCACGCCCACGCCCCCGGAGCCCCCGGGGCCCCCGGGGGTGGAGGTCGTGATCGCCGGCAGCTTCACGCCCATGAGTTCGGGCGCGGACGGTGACCACGAACCCGACAAGCTCACCGACACGCCGTGCGTGCATCCGACCCTCTGGACCAGTGTTTTTACGGAGTACTTCCGCGGCACGGCCAGCATCCCCGCGAACTGGATCGACGCTTACGGCGTGCCCACTTCCGACATCGTCATATCCAACCAGCATAGTTGTGCGGACATCGGCACCATCCTGGACCCCGGCGTGGTGCCGACCGGGCATTTCTTACCGATCGACCGATCGATCATCGCGGGCGGCGGCGGGACCGTCACGCTCACCGCGCCGTTCGCCCCCGGCTGGCAGAACACCATCGGCAACGCGGCGGTCAGTTGCGGCGCGGTGCCGGCGTGCGACGCGGGCGACCCGCCGGTGCCGCCGCCGCCTTGGTGTCCGGACTGCGGCCCCGGAGGCGGCGGGGGTGGTGGAGGGGGCGGCGGCGATATTCCTCCCCCGCCACCCCCGCCGAGACGGCCCTGGCGCAAGCTCAATAAGTGTGACGGCGGCGGGTTCAGCGGCTTGTGGGTGTCGGGCGCGAGCTACGGCCGGGCGGGCATCGTCATCAAGGCCGACCTGGCCAGCGGTGAAACCTGCCTGGTCACCGGCGAGTTGCAAAACAGCGCCTGGCCGCCCGGGCCGCTGCTGAACAGCACAGTACTGGGCATCTTCGACACCTGCGCCGACTGCGACCAGTGCTGGAAGCTCGTCGGCTGCCCGGGCTCGACCATGGGCACCGTCCACACCGACGTAGACCTGAGCGCCTGGGAAGGCCGGGTCGTCGAGGTCCTGAGCATCGACGGTGTGGATCAGGAAGGCCAATGCGCGACGGTCAGCAGCGCCAGCAACTGCCCGGAGACGCAGGACGCGATCATCGGCGCGACGCTCACCGGCTGCGACGACCCCGCGTGCGGGGCCTGCCAGTGCGGAGAGTGCTGTTACAAGACGAGCACGACGCTGGATGTGAATTACACATCTTTCTTTGAATCCGAAGCAGGCACCACGACAACCACCATCACCGGCACGCTTGAAATGGGTGAGGCATGTGGCGTGTTTGGGGGGACGCTCACCAAGCACCAGGAGAAAACCGTGGCTAACGGTCCACCTCCTGAACCCACTCCCGACGTGGAGTTGGATGGGGCCGTGGTGTGGGTGGACTGCGGTAGCGCCGCGTGGAACTGGAACTCAGAATCAGGCCTGCCGGCCAAGGCTGATCTAACCAACAAGGTTAATAATGATGGTGCTATGCTGGACGAAGATTGCACCAGCCTTACCTACAACTTTGACGACGGCTTTCCCGTCGTATTTGGCCACAGCACCGAAGACCTCGCCCTCACGCCCAGCAACAGCTCATGTTCATAACCCGTCCCACCGCCGCCGAGTTTGAGTTTGATGGGTCGGCCCCGCCCGAGCCAACCGCTGCGGCATTGATCGTGGCGGGCATATGTGCCATGCACCGCGACGGCTATACCCACACCCCGCCGGACCCCGGGTTCGACGTGTGCGTCGAACTGGACCCGGCCGGCCGCCGGGCGCGTAATGCCCTGGAAGTCAAGACCAGGTGGCTTTCCACGAACGACTGGCTGGCCGGCGGTGTTGTAGATCGGCTTCTGGATGTGCTGCGCCGCCAGGATGCAAAAATAGATCACCGGGCGGCGCTGCACGTTCGAGTTGAAGCGCCTGATTTGGTGTCCGATTGGGAACGGCTCAGAAGTTTAACGCACTTGGTCTATCACTATGAACACGTCATCTTCGGGCTGGTACACACCGAAGCTAAGCGGATGGGCAGTTGGTTAATGCCCAGCCTGACGCGGATCAACGCGTGCCGCACCGCTGCGAATTTCAAGGCCTACCTCGAAGGTTCGAGCCGGTGGCTGGGGATGAACGTGCGAGGCCTGCTCAGCAGCGAACGACCACACGTCGAGTTCCGATGGCGGCAAAGCACCCTGGACCACGGCGATGCCGTGCTGTGGACTGCGCTGATGTGCCGGCTCGTGGACCACGCTGTTCATAATGACTGCCCGGCGCTGCCCCGAATCCACAACGACCGCGAAGCCCTGGATTCGTTTATCCAGGCGCTCGGCCTGCCCGATCCGGAGGGGCGGGTTTTGCGCAGCATGTACCGGGTTGATCCGCCCCCGCCGCGCCCGCCGGCTTATCAAAAGCCGCGCTCCCAGGCTCCGCAGCCTCAAAACGCCAAGCCAGCCTCCGACACGGGCGCATCTCCGCCTAGACCCATACGAGAACACACACCCAGGCCGGGGGCGACACCGCCCCAGCCAGGCAAGACGCGCCAGACTTTGAACGTCATCCGCCATGCCGGCCACGCGGCACGCAGCGTCGCCAAAACCACCCTCGGCATCGACCGGGCCAGTGAAGCACAGGTCGAAGCGCGGCTGAACGTCTGCCGTCAATGCCCGGGCGGACATGCGGTGTGGACCCCCGGGGGCCCCAGGGGCGGGGACGTGCATACCTGCGGACCGATGCTCCAGTCAATGCGCGACGCAGGCGAGGGAACCTGTGGCTGCATCCTCCATAAGAAAGCCCGCGATCGGGCCGAAGACTGCCCGTTCGGGTGGTGGTCGAAATGATCCTGAACGCTGCGGCACACGGGAACCGTCAAACGATGAGACTTTGAGACTGATCGCGATAAGTCACACGCCACCCACTAATTGTAACGGTGCTTTTGATCTCATCGGGACAACTGGTGAACTCCCAGTTTAAACCTTCAAGCGTCCATCACACCTTAAACTCGAGGTCGTTTGAAGTGCCTGTCCGCCTCGCGACGAAGGTCATTCAGTTCGGACTCGATGCCGCGAACAACCCATCGAACTCCTTGACCGTCCGGCATTCTGCCCCAATCCGCCCGTCCGGTTGCCCGGCGTAGACGTAGGCCACCATGGGTAGCCCAAAACCCAACTGCAAAGCTTCGTGGTCCATATTCCAGCAACCACACGGGGGGTCGCAGGCTGCCCATGGGACCTTTCTCTCCTCTCGTAGTCAAAGGCCCGTTCGCCGATTTTAGACAAAATGTCTCATACGGGCTTGACAATTAGTCGATTGTTAGACAAAATGTCTATGTGCGGGTGATCAGCCTCAAGCCATTACGCGAGTTCTGGGAGCAGCACGCCGACGCCGAAACCCCGCTGAGGCAGTGGTACAAGCTGGCCACCAACGCCCGGTGGGGGAACCTGCAGGAACTGCGGGCAGACCTTCCCCGGACCGACGGCGTGACCAACAAGCAGGGCGAGACGCTGACCGTGTTCAATATCGGCGGCAACAAGTACCGCCTGATCGCCCGCATCCGGTACGACTACCAGCTGATCAACGTCCGTGAGATTTTGACACACGCTGAGTACGACAAAGAGAAGTGGAAGGATTGACACCATGGGCAAGACCCGGCACGACCAAGAAAAGCTGCCCGGCCGCTTCGAGGAGTTGGTCCGGTTGATGCCGCCCCAGGCGATTGCCGACGACATCCAACTCGATAACGCGATCGAGATGATTGACCGTCTCATGGCTATCCCGAAGCTGACCAAGGGACAGGCTCTCTACCTCGAAACCCTCACGCAGCTCGTAGGGGTTTATGAGTCCGAACATCACACCATCGATACGAACGGGATCAGCGGATTGGATTCGCTCAAGCATCTGCTAGAGGAGAACGGCATGAGCGGCGCCGACCTCGCCAAGCTGCTCGGCGTCCACGCCAGCATGGGATCGAAGATCATCAAGGGTGAACGGAACCTCACCGCGGACCATCTCCGGAAACTGACCGAGCGGTTCCATGTGCAGGCGTCGCTATTTCTCTGATTTACTGATCCCCAGATACGCTTTCTTCGTCCGATCGCACTTGGGACGGGTTCGTATTTGGCTGGTTACGCCTTTGCGAAGCGGTGGCGTGTAGGACCGCTCTTTCGTGAAGCCTAATCACGCCCCGTGCTAACAGATCCACAATCTTCGCATGGACTTCCTCGGGGTCATTGTTGTATTGTAAGCGTTCTGTGAACCCACCTTCCCTTCCGTGACTTGAGCGGTCATGCTTGCGGGTCATGAGCAAGTACGAGCGTGACGCGGACAAGGAGGCGTTCTGGCGGCTGGCGCTGGGCGAGCAGCGGGACGGCGGGCTGAGCGGGCGTGCGTTCTGTGCTCGGAAGGGGTTGACGGAGAGCAAC